CGACTTCCTCTCGAACTACATCGAAGCGAGCGGATACGAGTTCCGAGGTCAGCATCGCGTCGTCGTGCTGAAACCTCGGCGCGATCAATACGGCGCCGCCCGCGCTTCCGATCTCGCCGCATCGCTTCGCGACACGCTGATCGGTTTCAACGCGAAGATGAGAACAATCAGAATCGACCTCTGAGCACAACGCACCTCACAAGGACACAGGACACATGGCACAAGCACGAAACGCAGAACTGATCGACCACATTTCTCTCCCGCACTCGATCGAATCCGAGATGACCATCCTCGGTTCGATGATGATCGACAACTCGACGATCAGCCTCGTCGTCGATCTCATGGGTGACGGTCAGGCATTTTACTCCGACGACAACGTGCGAATCTATCGCACGATTGTTGACATGCACAACAACGGGATCGCGATCGAGCCGTCGGCTCTGATGGCGCACCTCCGTCTTCGAGACTCGCTAGAGCGCGTCGGCGGGATGCCTTACTTGGCGAAGCTGGAAGCCAGCGTCATCTCTGCCGACAACGTCGAGCCGCACGTTCGCATCGTGCTCGAAAGAGCGGCGCGCTGCGAGCTTGTGCGCCAATGCGTGCAACTGATCGAGAACGCATCATCGCCGATGCACTCGCTCGACGACTTGACGGCGCCGGTCGAGCGATCTCTTGCGCGAGTCGCGAAGGGCTCGCAGCGCGCAGAGACTTGGGAACGTCTCGGCGACATCGTCCGACACGAGGTGGACGAGATCGGAGAGTGCGTTCGCGGAAACCGCGTGCGCTACGGACTGAAGACAGGAATCCCCGAGTTCGACAATGCGACCGGCGGTCTGGAAAAAGGCGACTACATGATTCTTGCCGCGCGTCCATCCACGGGGAAGACCGCGCTGGCGAAGCAGATCGAGATCGAGTGGGGCAAAGTCGCGCTGGCGAACAACAGCGCCGTCGCGATGATTTCGATGGACTCCTCGAAGAAGTCGCTGGCGCAACGCAGTCTCGCGGCTGTCGGCGACGTCCACATGACGCACATTCAGCGCGCGAAGCTGACGAGCGAGGAACTCGACTCGATCGTCGCCGCCGCGATGAACATCGCTCGATTGCCGATCTTCGTCGATTCGACCTCGGGCACAAACGTCGAGCGTCTGGTCTCTCGCCTCCGACGCCTCGCGTCTGAGCACAACGGCCTGACGGCGATCATTGTGGACTACATTCAGCAGGTCGGGGCACGCGGGAATGACTTCGAGCGCGTCAGCAACGTGTCGCGCGCGCTGAAAGACTTCGCGAAGGAGATCGGCGCGCCGCTGCTTGCGCTGTCGCAGCTCTCTCGCAACAAGGAGAGCGAGTTCGCGCGGCCGTCGCTGTCGGATCTTCGATCGAGCGGGCAGCTCGAACAGGACGCAGACATCGTCGTCTTCCTGCACCGCGAATCGGACGACCAGGCCGGGCCGGTGTGCGCCACCGGTGCGAAATACAAGAACGGCCCGAAGTCGGAATGGAAAATGAAGTTCGACGGGACGCGGCAGAGGTTCACCCGCTGGACGCTCGCCGATCAGCGCGAGTATGAGGGGCGCAAGGGTGGCGGAACGCAGAAGGCCACCACGACCAGCGCGGCGCGGCGCGGCGGTGCGAACGGTTACTCGCGCGGCGGCCAGCTCGATTTCTGACCGCGCACTTGCCGCCGCAAGAAATACGTGGCGGGTAGCTTTTTCGATTGACAGGTCGGTGCGGCATGAGGACTCTCGCGTCGCCTCGTCAATCATCGGCGAGGCAAGGACACATCTCATGCGAGCACTACCGCTGCAAATGCAGCCGACCATCGCGCCGATTCGCCGGCGCGTCCCCGACCGCCCCGTCTCCGAGCCGCTGCGCCGATGGAATCGACGCAAGGCCACTCGCTCTGGCCGCGCCGCCCGCCACATCGCCGCGAGGACCGAACGATGACTCCCGCCGAAGCGCGCAGGCACGCCGAGCGTGCCGCAGTCGCCGTCCTCCTCCGTATGCGCGAGAACGCAGTGTCGAGGGGGCGGTTCGAGATCACGATCGACGACATCGACCACGTCGTCGAGACGCTCGCCGCCGAACGCATCGCCGCGATCGATGCCGAGTCTCGCCTTCTCAGCGATGGGAACTGTCGCCGCACCGCTCCCATCGTTCCCGAGATCGACGATCGGTGCGCCGGCGTCGTGACCGATAGCGAGGGGCGCATCATCGGCGAGATCGCGCGTCTGGTGCCGGGCAATGAGCGCTGGGGGATCAGATTCAGCGCCGACGCCCCGCCGCCTGTCCCGACGGAGACGCACTGGGGCGTGCGCTGGTGGAGCGACATCGCTGGCGTTCTCGCTGCCGATGACCCGGCCGAGGTGCGGCGCCTCTACGCCGCCGCGATCGGCGGAGAGCAGGAGGACGAGTCCAATGCGTGACGTCCACCCATGCGTTGAGGACTGGCGTCGCCACGTCCTCCCCTCGCTCGTGTCGCCGCGCGTCATCATCGAAATCGGCGGCGTGCTCGAAACGGCGACAATCATCGGCAGCCGCGACGACGGAGACGAGACTGCCTACACCTGCATCGTCGAGTCGATCGCCTCCCGCTCGATCCCCGGCCGGTCCGGTCGCGTCGATCGCATCGCGGACGAAATCTTCCCGTGTTTCCGGCCCAGCTTCAAGCCGCTCGCCCGCTGCCCCGCGTCGGCGACGATCTCCGCATCGGTCACGTCACCGGGGAACGAGCTGACGCAGAGCGGGTCAGCCGCGCACGAGATCGACGCGCTGATCGAGACGACCGGCGCTGACTCGGGCCTGCCCGACGCGACGCTGGTGGCGATCGCCGTCCGCTACGGCGTGACCCTGACCGAGGCGCGCGATCTTGAGCGGACGATTCTCTGGCATCGCTCTCGCCTGGCGGAGCACGTCGCCCTCGGCGCGCAGGTCTCCCGCGAGTTCGGCCTGTTCGTCGAGATCGTCCCCGGTCTCTTCCTGATCGGGACAGTCGATCGCATCGCGATCTCGGCCGACGGTCGCTCCGCATGGATCGACGACCTCAAGACCGGATGGGGATTCGTCGAGGGCGCGGCGCACAACTTTCAGGCCGCGTGCTACATCGTCGCCGTCGCCTACACGTTTCCGGCTCTCGATCGGATTGAGTTCTCGTTCCAGTATCCTCGCCGTCCGTTCGCGCCCGAGAGCGCGACAGCGACGTTCCTTCGCCACGACGTCGAGATCGACATCATGCCGCGAGTGCGTTCGGCGGCGCTCGACTCGATCACCCCTCACCCGCGATTCGTGACGGGGACTCAGTGCGCGGAGTGCAACGGCCGCGCCGTCTGCCCGGTGCTGCATCAGCACGTCGTCGCGCGCGTCACCGGCGACGACGCTGACGTCGTTCGCGCGTCGATTCGCCAGCTCTCACCCGATCAGCGTACGGCGCTCGCCGCCGACCTGATCGCTGCCGAGGCGTGGGCGAAGGCGGTCAGGCAGGCGATCCGCAACGCGGTCGAGATCGACGGCGTCGAGGTCGCGACTCCCGACGGCCGCGTATTCGCGAACGTCGAACGCAGCAACCCGACGCGCGAGATCGACCTCGAAGCGTTCGCGCGCTCGACGAACCTCGGCGAGGTGACTGCCTCGGCTGACGGCGTTCCGTTCGCCCACCTACTCGCCCAGGTCGGTCGCGTCCGCGAGAGCGCGCTGATCGATGCGATCAAGTCAGCGGAGCGCGAGTCATCGCCGAAAGGCCGCCTGCCGAACGGGCGCGCTGCTGAGATCGTTGATCTCGTTCGCACGAACGCCGCGGCCTTTGGCGCGCTCGTCGAGACGCCGGCCACCATATTCACCCTCGTCGATCGCGCGGACCTTCCCGCCACCGACGCGCCCTCCTCCAACTCCTGAATCACCACACAAGGACAGAACACACCATGAGCACGAACCTCCCCGCAGTATCCACCCGCCCGACCGTCGAGCTTTCCGAGTCCGGCGTCGTCCTCCGCAATCTCGACGATCTCGGCCGCGTCGCCGACATGATCTGGAAGTCCGGCCTCGCTCCGAAGGGCGACGATGCCTCCACCATCGGAACGAAAATCCTCTTTGGCATCGAAGTTGGCCTGTCGATGATGACCGCCCTGAACAACATCTCGGTCATCAATGGCCGCCCGTCGATCTACGGCGATGCCGTATTGTCGAGAATCATGTCGTCGCCCGTGTTCGACTTCGACGTATTCGACGAGCACTTCGAGAACGAGCCGGACAACATCGCCAACCCGGCCGACAACTTCACGGCCGTCATCACGATGGGGCGAATCACCCGCACGGGCGCGACGAAGGTTCGCACGGAGCGCTTCAGCGTCGCCGACGCCAAGCGAGCGAAGCTGTGGGGCAAGTCCGGTCCGTGGACCGAGCACCCCAAGCGCATGTTGCTATGGCGCCCGCGCACGTTTCTCGCCCGCAATCTGTTCGCTGATCTCCTGCGGGGATACCAGATCGCCGAGGAGGCGATGGATCTCCCGCACATCGTCCGCGAAGCTGTCATCATTCAGAATCCACCCGTCGCGCCGCCGGCCGCGATCGCCGCGCCGCGCCCCGTGCTCTCTCCCGTTCCTGTTCCGTCGTCTGCCGCGCCCGCTCCTGCTCCCACTCATCAACCGGCAGACGACCACACCTCTCCCGCCACCGCCGCGCCTCCTGCCGCTCCCGCCGAATCGGATGACGAGGCCGAAGAAACGTCGGTCGATCTCGACGCATTCGCGAAGGCCGTCCACTCCGGCGACACGTTCGCCCTGCTCGACGGCCGGCGCGCGAATCATACCATGTATCGCGTCGATCAGACCAACGTCGATCGCAACGGCGAGGTCGGATGCCTCTGCTACTTCTCCGACGACGGCGGCGCGGTCTGGTCGCAGAAGCGCTCGTTCGTGCCCTACGGGAAGCTCGCCAACGACTTTGCGCTGCACGTCGAGCACATCTCCGATGTCCCCGACGCCGTCGAATCCAGCGCGCCCCAGGCACTTCCTGCCCCGGCCGCGGCAGTCGCTCAGATCGACGACGCCGGTGAGTTCGAGGGGACGCTCTGGGGGCGCCGCGATCAGGCTGTCGGCACGAGCGAGCGCGACACGGCCGTATTGGCCGAGGACGGCGAGGGCGACAGCGAGTTCCGAATCACCGGCCCGCTCGGCTGGTGTTACGTCTCAAGTGCGTTCGGTGGCCTGCGCGATCACGAGGCCGCTCTCGTCCAGCAGATCGAGGTCGAGCGCGACGACTCGGTTTTGGCGAAGACGGTCAGGCACCTGATCGAGGGCGGGTTCCCTGTCCACGGGGCAAAGGCAGCCGTCTCCGATTTCACGGCGGCGCGCAACCAGCGCGCGTTCGCGAACCTGAGCGCAGATGACAAGCTGCTCGCCATGAGGACGGCGAAGCGCTATGCCGATGCGAGAGCCGCCGCGTTCCGCGCCTGACCCGCCGCAACAGTTGAGGACAACAACCATGAGCAACAAGGACAATAACCCCGCCCCCGACATCCACGGCCTGACGCCGCTGCCCCGTGACCGCTGGCCGGAGGAGCTGCGAAAATATCCCGGCGAGACGATGGTCTTCGGTCCGATCCCGCCGAATCCCGGAGGCGCCGATGGCGGCCACCTCGTTCGCATGCGGTGGTGCGAGGATGTGCTGTGGGGAGTCGTTTACTCGGGGTTCGCCGATTCTCGCGCCTGGGCTTATTCACCCAAGGCCGCCCTCGAAGCAGCCGGCCTCGACCCCGCCGTCCTCGACCAGATGCGTGCGGAGTCCGACGTGGCGACGAAGGCGGAGGCGGAGGCGAAACTTACCGCCCTTCATCACTGGAAGTGGGGCGAAACGCCGCAGGTCGGCGACGTGGTCGGGATGCCTGACAACCCGATCCTCTGGGGTGCAATCGGCATGGCGGAGGTCGAGGTCAGGCGCTTCGATGCCGACGGTGTGGCGTGGGGCTTCGTGCCGCACCTCAATCAGGAGAACACGATCCGGCCAGAGAACTTCGAGAAGTGGACGCTTCTCAAGCGAGACGGCGAGCTGGTTGCCAAGGCGCCCGCTCCGACTGCCGCACCCGCCCCCTCCATCCGTGCCGTCGGGCCGGGGAGGATCGAGGCGGAGCGGCACGACGCCCCGGATGCACGCATCTCCTTCCCGGATGCGCAGGCGCTCTTCCATTTCGATGGCCAAGAGGTTCGCGTCTTCGTCTGCGGGTGCTGCTACCGCCTCACCTGCACGCCCGACGAGGCCCGCGCCGCGATCGTTGACGCAATCAACCGGCCGAAATCCTGACCACCCACCACAACCAACAGGAGAACCAACCATGAAGCGCAACGCATCGGATCGCATCCTTACCGCCTCGCTCTGGTGCGCTGCGATCTACCTCGTCGTCGGCATCGGCATCGTCGCCGGCGCCGCCGTCTCCGGGCTGAACGTCAACCGCGCGATCGACGTGGCCGTCCGCTGGCCTCTCATCGCCGGATACGTCACCATCAACATCGTCGGCATCTACGCCGCGAAGTTCGTCGCCGCGATCGCGGCAATCTGACCATGACCAACAAACCGAAAGACACGAAGAAGGCGCCTGCCGAATCGAAAGGCGCCGAACCGACTCCCGCCACCGCCACAGTTGTCGAGGTCGCCGCCCCGCCGACGAAGACGCTCGACACCACGCGGCGCCGCACTGACGCGCTCGTACTCGACGGCCTCCTCGGCGAGCGCTTTCCCGACGTTCTCGCTGAGTCCCGCAAGGTCGCGCGCGGCGCGATCGGTGACAGCGCCGACATGCGAGTGTCGAGCCTCGAAGCAGCGCGCGATCTCCTGAACAAGGCCGAGGCGCTGCTCGACGAAGCGATCCCGTTCGCATCGCGTCTCGACGACTTCTCCGCCAAGGACGCGCCCGGTCAGGCGAAGCTCGATCTCGACGCCGCAAAGGCGCCGACGACGATCCAGACGCCGCGCGTCTCGCAGCAGGCCGAGTTCGACGGATACCTCGCCAGCCTGCGCGAGATCGCATTCGAGATCGTCCGCAACGCGCCGCTCGACGTTGCGCGTCTCGCCCCCGAAACGCTGCCCGACTTCCCGGTCAGCGTCCCGGCGGCAGAACATGAAACGTGGGAGCGCGCGGCGAGCGACACCTGGGACACGGCCGTGGCCTCGGCTCAACTCGAAGTCGCTCTCCGCGCGAAGGAGGGCTGCCCCGCTCGCGTCGCAGCGCTCTCCGAGATCAAGATGTTCGCGGCGGAGATGAAGCGCACTCAGCCGAAAGACTGGGAATCGGTTTCGCCCGTGTGGGCGGAGATCGAGATCGAGCGTCGCGTCGAGATTCTGAGCGTTCTCGGCGTCACGCCGAAGGGCGACATCGTGCATCTGAAGGAAGAGGCGACGTCGTAACCCACCATCATCGCCGTGCGCTCCGACGATCGCAACCCGCCGGAGCGCGGCGATCACATCACAGAGGACAGACCAATGACCGACAACCCGATCACTCCCACCCCCCTCGCGAGCCTGCTGAAGCAGCAGCTCGACACCACCCGCCGCGATGCCAATGCCGCCAGCATCAATGCTCGCCGTCTCGATCGCGCCGTCCGCGCGCTCATGGCAGCCGACCTCGTGGCCGAACTCGTCACGAGCTGCAACGATCTGGAGCTGACGACGTATTTCGTCGATGAGGACGGCGACACCGAAACCTTCCTGTATGTCGGCGGACGCTCGTTTGATTACCAGATCGTCGAGTTCGTTGACGACGGCAACGATGAGTTCCCGTCGCTGATCGAGTGGGCCGAGTGGGACTGCCCAGAGGCCGTCGATGCCCGTCGCGGCCGCCTCCGCCCCGAGTGCGTGCGCTGGTTCTTCGATCAGATCGTCGGCGCCGATCTTCCCGAGATTGCACGCGCTGCGTTCTACTGGGAGATGGGGCGGCGCTGCGTGCCTGGATTCACGTCGCCAAGCTACGCCCGCGCCACGGTTGATCCCGAGTTCCCGATTTCCCTGAGAGACGATCCGTGGTCGATCTACCCAGACAGCGAGTGGGCAGCGCGCGCGGCCGAGTGGGGAGGTGGACGATGAGATCATCCAGACACTATTGCGAGCTTACATGCCCCGGCGTGGATCGCGCATTTGCCGCCGTCGAGGAACACATCGCATTATTTTGTAGAGAACTAGACGAAACGAGCGCCGCAGCTAGCTGTCTCGACGACGACATAAGCGATCTGGTAAAAGGACTCTGCGACAGATTCGAGACGATCAGCAGCGCGATTGAGTATTACCGGGACGCCGAGAAAGATGCGCGCGACAAGATGCGCGACGGGCTCGACCTCGCAATCTCTGAAGCACACGATGAAGCCGAAGAGGCGCGCCGATCTGGATACGAAGAGGGGGTGCAATCAGTAGCATGAGCACTCCGAGCCGATCCACCGATCTTTCCGCCTTCCTTTCCCTGACGCGCCGCTGGGCGCTCCGTATCGAGCGGGCGCACCCGATCGACCACTATGGCGACGGCGACGGCGACGACGCCCTCAGCTACTGGCACGTCTCCAACACGCTTCTCTCGACGATGTGGCGGGTCGCGGGCCGCATCGCGCGGGCGAACCTTGACCACTACAACGGCGACGCTCCGCGCCCCGATGTGCGACGCCACGCAGCGCTCCTCGGCGCGCTGGCGATCGTGCGCTACACCGCGAGCTATCAGTCGAGCGTGCTCGGCGACAGCCTCGTCTATAAGCAGGCCCTAGCGATCGAGGTCGAGCGTGCCCGCGCGAAGTTCCCGAGTTCGCGCCACGCATTCGCCGCGCTGATCGAGGAGATCGGCGAGGCAATCGACAGGCCGCCGCGCAACGTGTGGCACCGTCGGCGGCACGACGCCGCCGAGACGCAGCAGGTCGTCGCGATGTGCGCGCGGCTCGCGATCGAGGGCGATCCGGCGTTCGAGCCGGCGGAGGTGCATCATGGCTGAACGACTCAACGAACCTCACCGGGCGATCCGGCGGCGGCAGAGGCAGCACAAGAGGCTGTGCGGCCGTATTCGGATGCGATACTGTGTGGCGTCCGTGGGCTCGTGGCGCGTGTCCGACGCGGCTGATCGCGTCTCCCGACGGAGCGCGAACGGCTGTTATCCGACACCGCGCGCCGACTCGCCGGCCACGAACAGGCACTGGTCACACGTGCTGCGGCGCGGTGCCGGCCGCATCGGCGGGCAGAAGCGTGCGTATCTCGACGAGATTCAGCGCCGCGAATGGACCAATACGGAGGACCAGTCAAATGCTTGAGAACAACAACAACACCCAGCCCGACGTGGCGGCGCTGATCGAGGCGCTGGAGAAGGAGATTCTGCACGAGCGTGAATCACTGGGTTCCGCCCTCGGGTTCCCGCCGTCGGACAGGTTGACGCTCTACCAGCGGTCTCTCTCGGCCATCGCCCGGCTCACCGCCCGCATCGCCGAGCTGGAGGCGGAGGTAAAACGCCCGCAGATGGACGTGTCGGCCGTTGCCGGGTTTGAGGCCGGCCGTTCCGAGGCGGCGGAGGAGCTTGCGTCACTCAACGCCACCATCGCCCGGCAGGCGGAGTCGCTGGATGGGTATCGGCGCTGGCTGTCGCGGTTGCAGGGGGAGCTGGTCGCCGAGGCGGAGCGTCTGTACCACACGGCCGGTAGCGGCGACGGCAACAAACTGATGGCCGATGCGTGTCAAAACAAGGCCGTCGGCATCGGCATTGCACTGGCCGAACTCCGCCGGCGGGGCGTGGAGGTGGGGGAATGAGCATCTCCGTCTATCGTGTGCAGGACGCGCGTGGTCGAGGCCCGTGGCGGCCGGGCCAGTCTCATCGGTGGGTTGATCCAATAGCCGACGTGCGTCGCCCGGCCGCCGACATAGCGTGTCTTTTGCGGGCGCGCCGTCTCGCGAGGCCTGACGATCATGTGGGGAGTGCGTGCCTGACGATCGAATCGCTCCGGCGATGGTTCACGGCAGAGGAATACGGGCGGCTGATCGGCCTCGGTTATCGGTGCGTGCGGCTCGACGGCTGTCGTGTGCTGTATCGCGGCGAGGCAGAGGTCGTGATCGCCCGCGCGCGCCAGTTTCGGAAAGGGGCGGTGCCGGTCTCGCTCTATGGGGCAGAGGGGGCGGGCCGATGAGACCATTCGAGAGCGCCGCCGCCGTGTTCATCGGCGAGCGCATTCCACCAATCGACCATTCTAGCGGCGCGATCTTCGTCCGCGACTGGCTCGCTTCCGTCCTCCGGGACGACGTCGAGGTCTTCCTCTCCGGGTCGCGCGTGACGGTGCCACGCCGCGCCGTCGTGTCAGTCTCGGAGGTCACCAGCGGATCGACGCGATCCCTGCGATTCGAGATCATCAGCATCATCCGACGTCACGACTCGTTCGGATTCAGCGAGCCGTTTCGCACCGGCTCGTTACTCCTCGCGCTCTGCGTAGCGGCCGAACGAGCTGGTGCGTCGCGACCTCTGAGGTGCCAGCAATGACCGCCCTGACTACGCTCGCCGCCATCATCATCGCCGACCTGGCGCTCGCTATCATCGTCGGTCGTCTGCTCTCCGCGGGAGACGTTGACTGACATGGGGATCAACGTCTCCAACGCACCGAAGCCGCTCAGGGAAGCGATCGAGCGCGCCCTCGCGAAAGCTGACGCTGCATCAACGACGGCGTGCCGTCGAATCCCTCGCAGCGCGCCCCAGCCCCACACGCTACCACCACCACCAGCGTCGCCGACACCACCTCCTCCGATCGCCGCGAAGAATCGACCTCGAGGACGCGCGAAGGCGCGCCACGTCCCCGGCACGATGAACCAGGCAGAGCGTCGCTACTTCGCCGAACTCCAGCGCCGCGTCGCTGCCGACGAACTCGCGTTCGCCCTGTTCGAGGGCGTCAAGATTCGCATCGGCGAGAACTCGTGGTATTCGCCAGACTTCTACGTCGAGACGGCAGCCGGCGAGATCGAGATCCACGAGGTGAAGGCGCAGCGTCGGCGCCCGTCCGGCAAGATCGGCGCCCACTGGGAAGACGACGCCCGCGTCAAACTGAAGGCGGCCGCCGCGCTCTTCGCAGGCTGGCGATTCGTCGTCGTCTCGTGGAACAAGAGCGAGAACCGACACGACATCGAAGAGGTCACCGCACGCCAGACGGTCGCGACGCGACACGTCATCGAAAGCGAAATCACAGAACCACCATCCACAGAAACGAGGAACATCCGATGACCGAACAAAATCAGAAACACACCCGCCAGCGCGTTTTGCTGGCACTTCGGGACTGGTTTCGCGACAAGCGCGGCGTCCCGACGTATCAGCAGCTCGCCGACGTCGTCGGCGTTTCGTCGCCGTCCACGATCAAGGCGCATATCGACGCGCTCGGTGCGGAGGGATACCTGCGCGTTGCGCCTCGCCGCAAGCACGGGCGCGTCGAGGCCGTCATGGTGGACAGCGCGACGCTCGAGCCCGACAAGTCTGGAAACGGCGAGCTGCTGCCAAACTTCAACCGCGCGGCGGAGGGGAGCGAGCGATGAGAGAACGCTATCTCGTTTCCGCCCCTGACGGCGCTGCGATCATCGCCGGCCACTGGGTGCTCACCGGCGACGCCGCCACCCAGCGCGTCGCCCGCGTAGAGCGCATCATCATCGCCGCGACGACACCCCTGCAGATCACCCTCCGCCTGACGTGGTTTGAGGCGGACGGTTCAGAGATCGAAGGTCTCGCGCGTCTCTGTTGCGTTCTCGCCGCCGCCCCGACGCGGCCGGAGATAGAAGCGATCGCCGCGAACCTCCGCGACATGGACGGCGAGGTGACGCAATGAAGTCGAAACGCCAACCCCGCGTCGAGATTCAAGCCGGCGACCTCACCGTCCGTTTCAGCGAGGCTGACCTCGACCGCTGGGCCGATCGACGAACTCCGCCAACGTCGTCGCCGCGCCTGCCCACCCGATCGCAGGCCAGTCGTGCGAGCCTATCCGCCGGCGCCGGGCGAGCCGCGCCGCCGTCCAGTGCACCCGCGCGAGGTGCTCTCATGACGACCATCGCGACGTTGTGCAGCGGGATTGCGGCGCCGGAGGTTGGTGCGGCGAGGGTGGGCGACATCCGCTCGCTCTGGTGCGCGGAGGTGGAGGCGTTCCCATCGGCAGTGCTGGCGGCGCGTTTCCCCGAGTCGCCGAACCTTGGTGACATCACCGCGGCGGACTTCGTGGAGCGGGCGCGGGGGATCGGCGTGCCCGACGTGCTGGTGGCGGGGACACCGTGCCAGGCATTCAGCGTGGCGGGGCGTCGTGGCGGGCTGGCTGACGCCCGCGGGAATCTCACTCTCCGATTCGTGGACATCTGCAATGAACTCGACCCCTCGATCATCGTCTGGGAAAACGTGCCGGGCGTCCTGTCCGACGCGGACAACGCCTTCGGCTGCCTGCTGGGAGGACTGGCCGGGGCGGACGGTCCCGTCGAGCGTCCAGGGGGAGGGAGCTGGGCGCGTGTCGGTGTGGTTGCCGGGCCGCGCCGACGACTTGTTTGGCGGGTGCTCGACGCTCAACATTTCGGAGTCGCCCAACGACGCCGTAGGGTGTTCGTTGTCGCGTGTCCTTTGGGAGGGGCCGATCCCGTCTCGATACTGTTTGAGCGAGGTAGCGGCGGCGGGCATCCTGCGGCGGGCGGATCGAAGAGGGCGTGCGTTGCCGGCACATTTACGGCGCGCGCTCAGGGAGGTGGCGGGCTTGGGACAGACTTCGAGTGCGACGGAGGGCTGATCGCCCACACGTTGCGGGGCGAGGGATTCGATGCGAGCGAGGACGGCACTGGCAGGGGGACGCCGCTGGTGGTGTCGGCCGTGACGGCGAAGTGGGCGAAGGGGAGCGGTGGGCCGGCCGGCGACGAATGCCAGAACCTGATTGCGTTCAATGCGCGGCAGGATCCCGACGTGAGCGGCGAGATCACGCAGCCTCTCGACACCGATGGGCACTCGATCGGGGTGCTGACTAGGTGGGCCGTCCGGCGGCTGATGCCGGTGGAGTGCGAGCGGCTTCAGGGGTTCGACGACGGGTGGACCGACGTCGAGCATCGCGGGCAGCCGGCGAGCGACGCCGCGCGGTATCGAGCCATCGGCAACAGCATGGCGGTGCCGTGTCTGGAGTGGATTCTGGCGGGGGTGGGGGAAGGAGCAACAGAACGATGAACGAATCAATTTCGATGCACGATCTCCGCCCGGGCGCGATCCTGCGGAGCATTCAAGACCGCGAACACGTCGTGTTCCACCGAATCGAGTCCGTGTCCGCTTCCGCCGCCACGATCACGGTCCTCAGCTCCGGCAACGGCCAGCGGAAGAACATATCGTGGGGGCACGCGCTCGCTCGCATGCGTCTCGTGGAGGGCGAAGAGCGTAATGCAGCACTCGCTCTGTTCGAGACTCTTCGGCGCGCGGACAGCGGCCGTCCTGCCGGCGCGCGGATGCAGAAGTTCCCGCGGCGGAGCGTTCGATGAGCGCCCCCTCGCACGAGGAGCTGAAGATCGCGGCCGCCCGCTGGGCACACGAGGCCGGCATGTTCGCGCTCTCCGAGTGGTCACTCGCCGGAGTGACGAAGCGCATCGATCTGATCGCGATCCCAACCCGGCGTGACGCCCCCATGATGATGCTCGCCCGCGAGAACGAGGACGGCGAGCTGACGCGAGAATCCGTCTCCATCCCGCTCGACTTCGACGACCCGGGCTTCGTCGCACGCCTGAACGCCGCCGAGGCGCGCAATCCCCCGGTCTGGTTCTGGGAGCGGCCCGGTTTCGTCGGGATCGAGATCAAGGCCTCGCGCGCGGACTTCCGCCGAGGACTGAAGGAGCGCCAGCTCGAGACCTACGCCGACATGTTCTCTGGCGTTTACCTGTTCACGGTTCCCGGCGTCGCGAAGAAAGCCGAACTGCCCGAGGGCATCGGGTGGCTCGTGTTCAACCCCGAGACTGGGCAGGTTCGCTGCAATCGCCACCCGAGGTTCGTCCGCCGCGACGAGGACGCGGTGGAGCTGTGGCGCGTGCTCTTCGCCATGGAGAGCACGCATCGCCGCGCGCTGAGGGACATCACTCGGATCATCAGGGAGGCGGCGCAACCGGAGGTCTCTGGATACCTGCTCAAGCGGATCGACGGGCTTCTCGAACGCAATGCCGGCGCCAGACACGACGACGCGCGTGCCCGGCTGTTCGAGGCGCTCAACAGCTGCATTGAGGAAGCCGAGGACTGGGAAGATCGCGCGTTGGCGGAGGGTGCATGAGCGCCCCGCCACCGATTGACCACCATCCCAACCATCAGCGAGGATCAACCATGACACGACCGAACCGACCAGCCTCGATCGAGGCACTCACGCCTGCCAACTACAACCCGAGGACGATCACGCCTGCGGCCGACGCAGGCCTCGCCGAGTCCATGAAGCGCTTCGGCGATCTCTCCGGCCTGACGATCAACCGCCGCGCTGACGGCTCGCACGTCATCGTCGCGGGCCACCAGAGGCGCCGCAAGCACCTCGAAGCGCACGGCGACCTCCCGATCGACTGGCTCGACGGCGAGCGCGGATTCTACACGACCCCCGACGGGCAGCGCTGGCCCGTCCGCATCGTCGAGCTGTCGCCGGCCGACGAGCGCGCCGCGAACCTGATCGCCAACTCCCCGCACGTCGCCGGCGAGTTCGACGACGCGAAGGCCGAGGCGATGCTCGCCGAACTCCGCGACACGATCGGTGACGCCTTCGAGGCCCTGCGGTTCGACGCGCTGATGGCGGAGGTCATGCAGCACGCGCAGGACCAAGCGCCACCCAAGGAATCCTACACGAAAAAGATAGTCGCCCCGATTTACGAACCAAAGGGGGACTGCCCACCATCCCGAGACCTCTATGACGAGACCACGACCGCGAAGCTGCTTTCTGACATCGAAGCTGCCGACGTTCCAGACGATGTTCGGCTCTTTCTACGATCAGCAGCGACTCGACATACGAGGTTCAACTTCGCACGGATCGCCGAGTTCTATGCCCACGCATCGCCAGCGGTTCAATCGCTGATGGAGGATTCAGCTCTGGTTATCATCGACTTCAACAAGGCGATAGAACTCGGGTTCGTGAACCTAACCGGTAAGCTGGCACAGATCGCCGACGTGGAGGGGTGGAACAATGACGAATCCTGACTTCTGCGCATTCATCCTGACGAACGGTCGCCCCGATCGCGTGTATACTTACCAGATGCTCCGGCTCGCCGGATATACCGGCCCGATCCGTCTCGTGATCGACGACGAAGATCCATCGGGTCCAGAGTATCGCAAACGATATGGAGACGAGGTGATCGTCTTCAGCAAGGCAGAGTATACCGACAAGTTCGACCTAGGAGACAACAACCACGAGAAACGGAACATTGTCACCTTCGCGCGGACTGCGGTTTGGACGCTCGCGAAGCAAGTCGGCTGCAAGTGGTTCATCATGCTCGACGATGACTACACACAGATGTCGATTCGGTTCAACAGTCAGCTTCAATATATCCATCTGAAAGTGCGTCACAGCGCAGACGCCTTGTTTGCTTCGCTTGTCGAGTTTCTCGAAGTGTCAGGCGCACTAACAGTCGCGATGAGCCAAGGCGGCGGCGATCACTTTGGCGGCGGCGGCGGCCGTTACAATCGCGATGGACCTATGTTGCTACGAAAAGCAATGAACTCTTTCGTCTGTCGCACCGATCGCCCGTTCTACTTCATGGGACGCCTCAACGAAGACGTAACAACTTATGTCACAGAAGGTCGTCGCGGCGTGCTTTTCTTCACGGTCATGCAGGCTCAGGTCAACCAGCTTGCGACGCAGTCCAACGCCGGCGGGTTGACGACGGCCTATCTGGAAAGCGGGACATACTTCAAGACCTTCTACTCCGTGATGTTCTGCCCGTCCGCCGTGCGCGTTGGCACTTTGAGCGATCCACGCTCGCCGCACGTCAGGATTCATCACAAGGTCAACTGGAACGCCTGCGCCCCTAAGATCATCCGGGAGGAGTGGAGAAAGGCACGCGCAGAATAAAGCCCCGCCCGTCCCGTTTTGTCTCGACCGCCCTCGCCGCCCTGCACAGGCTCCACACCATGCCCCGCAAATCGACCTACAGCTCGCAGCCGTTCGACCGCGACGACCCCCTCGCCCCGATGGAGGGGGAAACCGTCCGGGCGATCGAGGCGCTCCACCAATACGTCGCGCTCGGCCCTGCGCGCTCGCTCGAAGAGTTGCGGCGGAAAACCGGAAAATCGTCCGATCGCTACCTCCAGCATTGGTCGTCTCGCTGGCGGTGGCAGGACCGCATCTCTGCCTGGGTCAGGACCGTCGGGCGGGCGAACACCGAACGCATCGCCGAGATGCAGGCGCAGGAGTCGTTCGCGGCGATCCAGCAGCTCAAGCGGATTGCCGCCGAGGCGTTCGCGGCGTGGGAGGCGTCGAAGGCGCCGCGCCGCCGCACGATCGAGGAGGCCGCGCTCCAGAAGGGCGGCGGCGAGGGTGGCCGCGCGAAACGAACCGTCGTCACGGTCGAGTCGGTGGGCGATCCCCACATGCTGATTGCTGCGATCAAGGCCAACGACTCGCTCCGCCGGGCGCTGGGGACGGACGCCGCCGCCAAGGTCGAACTCGACTACGGGGAGCGGACTCTCGGCTCCGCGACGGACATGGCCGTCGCGCTGTCGAAGGCGGCCTCTGAGGTGGGCGGAGTGGCGGCCCTGCGCGACCTCCAGACCCAGCTACAGCGCGGGATTGAGAAAAAGTGACAGGCGGAACGTTTTGCGCTTGACAGGGGGGCGGGTGGCGTGGCTGGCTCATCCCATCACCGGCGAGCACCCCACCGCCGCACAGGACACCAGACCATGACCAGCCCCAGCCTCACGAAGCAAGAGATCGCCGCTCACGCCGCCCGCGAGGCCGCAGCCGCTCGCCGCAACAAGATCGCCGCCGCCATGCCTCATCTTGAGGCAGCCAGCGACAAGCAGCGCGACTACGCCGACGACCTCCGGCTCGACATCGTCGAGTATGCAGCCGACACGATGCGCGACATGTTTGACCGCGCGCGCCGTCACTACGCCGCCCGGCGAGACGTCATCGACGCGATCGCAGCCGCGACCGACGAGATACTCGACCTCGTCATCGACATCGCCGGTCAGCACACGACCGCCCGCCACTGGATCGACGAGAGCAAAAGCTCGATCGCTGGCGCCTCGGTGACCATCACGAGCGTTGCTCGCAAAAGCCCGCGCCTTGCCGAGATCGCCGCGAAGGTGCAGGCCGTCGCCGCCAGCAAGTAACCGACCACCTGGGGCGCTCCGACGCGCCCCCCCCAATCCACCACCACCGAGGACAGACCATGACCAGCAATAACAGCAACACCGCCGCCGAAACGCGCATCCACATCGCCGATGCGGGTGACCTCCCTGCCGCCATCGAGGCCATCAGCACATGGCCGGCCGTCGCCGTCTATTGGGCACCCAGAGGGTTTGCGGGCGAGTCGCAACTCGTCCACTGCCTGCCGGACGACGCCACCGCCATCATCAGACGCCTCGCTCCCCAGCACGAGCGCGTCGGCAACAACCCCATCCTGTGGGTGGAGCGCAGCGCCCCGCAGTTGATCGCCCACGACGAGGCCATCGTCGCCAACTGGCTCGCGCTGCTGACGAGCTGGGAGTGACCACCACCTGGGGCGCTTCGGCGCCCCACCCCCAACCCAGGCAGAGGACCAGACCAATGATCGCCAGCATCCCCACCTCAGAACGCCACATTTCCGTCGCCGCCGCCATCGAAGCCGAGGGCGACGACTCCACCATCCACCTGCTGCCCTATCGCGTGGCCTCCGACGCCGACGGCCTCGTTGCAGTATTCGACCGCGCTGACATCGCCGGCGGAATCGAACCGCCCTCCGACATGGAGATCGTCGCGACCATCTCCTCCGTGACCGACGACGACATCGCCGCAGCGCAGGCCGCTGTCGAGCGCCACGCCGGCAGCGAGTTCCGCCCCGTGCGGCGCGGCTGAATCGGATAGCACTACAACCTGACACGCAGAGGACAGACATGACCAAAACGACGACGCGACTCCGCAACGAGGAGAACGCACTTCGCGCCGACGACTACTCCGCATTCATCTCAACGAAGGCACATCACCACTCCGACAGAGGAGTCGCACCGACATTTATCCCGGACGCGATGTTCGACTTTCAGTCGTATCTCGCGGAGTGGAGTATCCGCCGAGGATGCGGTGCCGTATTCGCCGACTGCGGCCTCGGCAAGACGCTCATTCAGCTCGTCTGGGCGCACAACATGGTGCTGGCAACGAATCGCCCTGCGCTCATCATCACGCCGATCGCCGTGACGTTCCAGTTCCTGGAGGAGGCCGCCAAGTTCGGCATTCCAGCCAGGAAGGCGACCGGCGGTTCCGACGCGATCGTTGAGGTTATCAACTACGAGCGCATCCACCACCTCGACGCATCGGACTACTCCGCCGTATCGCTGGACGAGTCGAGTATCCTCAAATCCTACGACGGGAAGAGGCGGAAGCAGATCACCGGGTTCATGAAGAACACGCGGTATCGACTTCTTTCGACTGCGACCGCCGCGCCGAACGACTACACCGAACTCGGCACATCGAGCGAGGCCCTCGGCATGATGGGTCACATGGACATGCTCTCCCGATTCTTCAAGAACGACCAACACACCGTTGGCACTCGGCGATTCTGCGGGAAGACGCGCGAGTGGCGATTCAAGGGGCACGCCGAAGAGCCGTTCTGGCGGTGGGTCTGCTCGTGGTCGCGGTCAGCACGGCGCCCATCCGACCTCGGGTTCGACGACGGCCGAATGGTTCTACCGTCGTTGATCGAGAACGAGCATGTCGTCGATCATGAGTATTTCCGAGACGGCGAACTCTTCCCGGCCACCGCCAGCGGGTTGCACGAAGAGCGCGCCGAGGCTCGCCAGACCGTCAGCAAGCGATGCGAAAAGGTCGTCGATTTGGTCAGCAACCGGAGCGACCAGTCGCTCGTCTGGTGCAATCTGAATGACGAGGCCGACAGCGTTTGCCAGATGCTCGACAGCGCCGTCCAGGTCAGCGGAAAGGACTGCGACGAATCGAAGGAGGAGAAGTTTCACGCATTCGCGAAGGGCGAGATAAAGGTTCTCGTCACGAAGCCGAAGATCGGAGCGTGGGGACTCAACTTCCAAAACTGCGCGCACTGCACCTTCTTTCCCACGCACTCATTCGAGCAATACTATCAGGGCGTCCGGCGGCTGTGGCGCTTCGGGCAGAAGCGCAAGGTCGTCGTGGACATGGTCACGAGCCCGTCCGCGTCTGGCGTCGTGAACAACCTGCGGAGGAAGCAGTCACAGGCCGAGGCGATGTTCGACAGCATCACGAAACACATGGCCGAAGCGCTCACCATCGAAGACGTCAACAAACACATCAACAAAGTGGAGATCCCATCATGGCTACGATAGACCAGAAGCACACGGACAGCTACTCAATATACAACGGCGACTGCTGCGAGGTCATGGCATCGCTTCCTCGCGGGTTCGTTGACCTGTCCGTATATTCCCCGCCGTTCGGCGGTCTTTACAACTACAGCTCAAGCGACCGTGACCTCTCGAACTGCGCCTCGTATGAGGAGTTTTTCGATCACTACTCGTTCGTCGTTGGAGAGATCGCGAGGCTCACGAAGCCGGGTCGAATGACTGCCGTCCACTGCATGGACGTGCCGTCTGGAAACTCCGGGAAGGATTGCCTGCGCGACTTCCCTGGCGACATCATTCGCCTACACGAGAAGCACGGGTTCCGCTACATCGCGCGCTACTGCGTGTGGAAGGAACCGCTCGCGGTCAGACTGAGGACGATGGCAAAGAACCTCGCCCACAAGACCATCGTGGACGATTCGTCGCGGTGCTCGGTCGCGTCTGCCGACTACCTGCTGGTGTTCCGCCGCGACGGCGAGAACGCGGTCCCGATCGCTCACCCCATCGGCCTGACGGAGTATGCCGGTTCGCGGCAGATGCCCGCCGACGTCCTGTCCTACAAGGGATGGACCGGCAACCAGATCGAGAACCGATTCTCGCACTGGATCTGGCGCAACTACGCGAGCGCGTTCTGGGACGACGTTCGGCTCGATCGAGTCCTGCCGTTCCGCGACTCCAAGAGTGAGGACGACGAGAAGCACGTCCACCCTCTTCAACTCGACGTCATCGACCGCGTTGTCACGCTGTGGAGCAATCCCGGAGAAACCGTCTTCACGCCGTTCATGGGAGTCGGCTCGGAAGTTTACTCGCCGGTGCTCCTTGGCCGCAGGGGTGTCGGCGTGGAGCTGAAGCAATCCTACTATCGGCAGGCCATCGCGAACATGGAATCCATCGAGAGCCGCATCGGCGAGGCCGAACAGGCGACGATTTTCGAGTCGATGTTTGAGCCGATCGCCCCGTCGGAGAGCAACTGACCATGCCCTACACCATTCGCCAGGCGGCGGTCGAAGCGACCGCCATTCTCCGCGCCCGCGGCGTCCGCCTCCGCCAGCCGATCAGTCACACGACGATCAGGCGGGCGATCGAGCGCGGCGACCTCGCGGCGACCTATCTCGACCTCCCGACCGGGTCGCGCGTCGCGCAGATCGAAGCTGACGCGCTCGCCTCGTGGGAGCCACGCAAGCGCGGCCGCAAGGCCAAGGACCAGACGACCGACGGCGACACCATCGCCGAGGATGCGGTATGATGTCTGACAACCCCAACCCCCTCGACCGCATCCGTGCGCTCGCCCCCGCCGACATGACCGACGATGAGTTGGGCGTGGCGGTGCTGCTGGCTGCCGGGCAGGTTCCGAAGCAGTCCACTTCCGTCAAGACGTTCGACTTGCTCTGGTGTAGCGCCGATCCGGCGGAGGGATATTTCGCAATCCTCCGCAGCGGTGGAAACATCCACAACTTTGCGGAGCGGCACCCAGCCCTCAGCTACGACGCCCTGCTGCCGATCGTGCGGGAGTGGCGAGAGAAAGACCCAACCCAGCGCTACTGGCAGTTCTTCGAGGCACTCGATACGATGCTGAACTGGCCAAGGGGTGGGTCGGATGGGATGATGCTGCTCGCATCCACCCCCCGCCAGCTCGCCGAGGCGTTCGTCACGGCGGCGAGGGAGGTGGGCCATGAGTGACCCGAAACACGCTGAGTGGATTCTGCCATCGATCATCGCCGAGACGCTCGCCGCCCCACAGCGGCGGGCGTTTCTGTTTGGCGCCGCTCCGCTCTGCGTGCTGAAATCTCAGCGTGCTGTCCCCCGAGATCATCGCAGCGACCGACCAGCGCGACATCGCCGAGGCCGTCGACTTCGCGATCGCCCGCATGTCGTTCCCGGATTTCTACCGCCTGCTCGGTCGTCGCCGACAGGTCGGAGAGGACGGCGCCGTGCAGCTCGACTGGTGGCTGCTTCACGCGCTGCTAGACGACACGCTCGACGCCGCGTGGCGCGCTGGCCGGTGGTTCTCGATCCAGGCCATGCCTGGCATCGGCAAATCGACCTACGCCCGCCTCCGCGCTCTCTGGGAACTCGGGCGCGACCCGGGGAAAAACGTCGCGGTGATCTCATCGCTGATGTCCACAGCGAAAAAGAACGTCGGCCTCTGCCGCTCGATCGTCGCCGAACCGCAAGAGGGGCACGAGGTTTCGCTCTTCCGCCGCATATTCCCGGAGGTGCGGCCCGACTTCGATCGCTCCGAGGCCGAGAAGCGCGGGCAGAGAAACTGGGAGATGGCCCAGTGGTTCGTCCGCCGCGACGACGTCCAGTCGGCTGACCCGGCGTTCTCGGCGTGGCCGTGCGTCACGCAGGCGGAGGGAACGCGCGTGGACATCCTGATCGCCGACGACGCGATGACCCGAGACGTCGCGCAGTCGCCAGCGAAGCGCAACGACGCCTGCGACGCCGCGATGGCGACGTGGCTCGAAGGGCGCCTGGTGGACGAGGCCGCCGGCGTGCGCGGGCGCGCGATCCTGATGCAAAACTGCTGGCACCCCGACGACCTCGCCCACCGCCTGCTCAAAGACCCTCGCGCGACGTCGCTGTGGATCGGCGTCACCGACACCAACGACGCCTTCGAGGTGCGAATCGTGAATGCGCCAGACGACATGCCGATCTTCGACGACCCCGACCGCTACGAGGCGGAACGATTGAGCGCCGACACGTGGCGCCTGCCGTTCCCGCCCGACCACCCGACGATCAACAAGGCGACGCTCGACGTGGAGGAGCAGGCAGACGCGCGCTCGTTCGCCCGCAAGAAGCGCAACCGGCCGATCGCCGACGACGACCTGATGATCCCGTCGTGGGCGACGCGCGTCCGCTCGCCGGTGTTCGCCCACCAGCTCGCCGGTCTCGACTGCGACGACTACGGCCGGCCGATCGGCGGGGCGCGGGCGGAAGAGAACCTCCTGATCGTCGCCGGTCTCGACCTGTCGTCGCGCAAGCGCGCCGGGACGTGGTTCTCGAAGTGGGGCATGAACGTGGACCGAAAACGATTCCCGCTCGAGATGATGGCCGGTCGTTGGAGCCCGTCGGAGATGGTGGAGGCGATCGCAGCGTCCTACCGCCGCCTCCGCTGGCGCGTGCTTTACGTCGAGACCGTCGGCGTTCAGGACCAGATCGCCGCTGCGATCAGCGAGCATCCCGACTCGGCCGCGTTCCGCCACACGATTCGCGGATTCGAGACGACCGGCGGGAACAAGATGTCGGAGGAGATCGGCCTCCCTGCGCTCGACATCCTCGTGGCGAATGGAACGATTCAGTGGCCGGACCGGGAAGCAGAGGCTGGCGCTGACCGCGCTGTGTGGTCGCGCTTCGCGGCCGAGATTGCGACCATGCCGCGCCACCTGCCTCCCGGCATGACGCCCGACGGCGCGATGTCGTGGTGGTTTTGCGACCGCGGCCTGACGACGATCGGCGGGGCGAGCTTCGGCGACTACCGAGCGGAGACGACCGACAGGAGCAACGTCGAGCGCGAGTTCGGCGAATGGTCTAGCGCCGACAGCTTCCTCGACCAATACTGAGGGCGCCATGTCGATCATCTCCTCTCTCTCCGCACTGTTCGCATCGAAGAGCGACCGGCCCGCGCCGGTGACGCCGCCTGCCGCGCCGCTCGACCGGTCCATGATCTTCGACCTGATCAACCCAGCGCCGCGGTCTGGACCAAGCGCAGGAGTGACTGACGAGGCGCCGCTGTGGTCGTCGCTGTCCCCCTACATCGGCGGCAACCCGGCAGGGCAGCAACGATTCACGCAGGCGACGGAGTGCTATGATGAGGACCGCGGCGGACTGACTGTCTGGTCGCGCGACGCGGCGTTCTACGATCGGTTGCAAGAGACAGCCGACAAGAACCTCCACGTCGCCGCGCTGATCGAACAGCGGGGCGCCGAGGTGCTATGCCTCCCGCGCCGCATCGTTGTCGATTCAACCGATCCCCTCGCTCAGGATATCCGCGAGTTCGTCGAGAACGAGGTGTTCAACTCGCCCGACCAGCTCCCGCTCAATCAGCGCCTCGCTCAGATTCTCAACGCAGTCTTTTGGGGATTTTCGGTCCACGAGATAATGTGGGGAGTGCGACCGGGCGATCGCATCGGAATCGACGCGCTCGCCTACCGCTGGCCCGGTCAGTTCGTCTTCGATGCGAGCTGGAATCTCTACATGTCCAGCGGCTACGGAGCAAAGCTCGAAAAGATGCCCCGTGAGAAGTTCATCGTCGCGCGCGGCGGGTTTCCTATCCTCTGGGACAACCCCTACGGCAACGGAATCCTCCACCGCCTGCGATACGTTGACGCGATCAAGCGCAACGTCGAGCGCTACTGGGTTTTGTTTGCCGAGCAGTTTGGAGCCCCGACCGTCATCGCGAAGATGCCGCTCGGCGCGAACGATCGAAAGAACCTCTATGACGAGGTCCGCGCGGCGCTCAACGGCCTCGGGAAGCGGCTCGGAATCCTGCTCCCGAAAGACGTCGAGTTCGACGAGCTGTCGCGCATGGCGCCGGCGAACGGCCGCACGGTGCATCAGGCGATCTTGAAATACATCAGCGACCTCGAGGCCCAGCTCATCCTCGGATCGACGCTCACGACGGCTGAGGCGGAGAAGGGGACGCGCGCCCAGGCCGAGGTGCATCAGACGACGTCGGAGAAGCGCACCGAGGCCGACGCATCGTCGCTCTGCGACATCATCAACCGCCAGCTCATCGCGACGCTCGTCCGACTGAACTTCGGCGAGCTGCCGCGCGAGATGGTTCCCTATTTCGTGATCGACACGGACCCTGGCGAAAACCTTACCGAGAAGGCCGCGCTCTACACGACGCTCGTCCGCGACCTGAATCTGGCGATCAGCGAGTCGCACCTGCGCGAGGTCTTCAACGCGCCAGCGCCCGACGACGTTGACGACGACAACGAGCCGCCGCCTCCCACCACCCCGCCAGCCTCGAAGACGGTGGCCGCTCCGGCGATGCGAGATTGCGGATGCGCGCCGATCGCCGCGTTCGCGGACAGGGAGGCGTCGTTTGTGACGCCGGCGGCAGTTGCTCGCATCAGGTCGTGGGGCACGGCGAGCGATCGCCTCTATGCAGAGATGCTCGCCGACGTGCGCGCCTGGTTCATGCGCTGGCGCGACGCGGTGATCCCGTATCTAGAGGGCGACGACATCGTGACGATCAGGGCAGTCAACCTCGCGACGCCGGAGAACCTGCCGCGCGAGCTACTCGTGAAGCGGTGGATGCAGGCCGAGGCGCTGTCGGCGATCCGCGCGATGTCTGACACGCTCGACGACTTCTCCGATCAGGGAGCCGACTCCGTGCTCGCCTCTGACAGCGACGTGGTCGCGAGCTTCGCCGATCCTGTGTCGGATGACCTGTTGGCCTACCGTCAGGGTGTGGAAATCCTCCAGTCGCGCGACATCGTGACGGAGAGCCAGCTCGCCAGCTACCAGACGATGCTCGTGGCGCAAGGCGTCCGCGAGGAAATCGTCGCCAGCGTCGCGCGCGCTCGCGCCCTGGTCTTCGCCGGCGACGTATCATCGGCAGTTACCGCGCTGGTCCGCGACTCGCTCGTCACTGCGGCGCGCGATGGAATCTCGTTCGCCGATTGGCGAAAGACGTTCGACGACGTGCCAGTCACCGACCTCCCAGGCAGCGGCTCGCAGGCGCGGATGGAAACGATCTACCGCACCGAGGTGAATCGGGTCTATCACGAGCAGCGCGAGGCGCTCTACGCCAAGCCGGCTGTGGCGTCGCGCCTCCTCGGGTTCGACTGGTATAACCCGAACGACGACCGCTCTCGCGAGACGCACGCAGCGCTGATCGGCTTCATCCCGATCGACAGTCCGTCGGCGTCGGAAGTGCCGCCGCTGTCATACAACTGCCGCTGTGCGAAGTTCCCGGTGATGAAGCGGCCGGGGCGAGTCGCTCCCGAGGTAGACCGCGAAGACCTCGCCGCGCGATGGAACACGACGGAACGATTTCGGGTTTCGGACTGATCGGCCCGGCGGGTCTGCCGATTGGTCCGCGCGGGGCGCGCCTTCTGTCCTCGAGGTCGCGCCCCGCACTGTTTTTGTGGAGCGGCGGCGAATCGCTGTGGTTCAGTGGATTGCATGAGCACCCTGAACACCGCCGACACGACCGGGCGATGCAATTTCAGCGACGCCCCGCTTTTTTTCGATAACTTCCCGTCCGTTGACGACGGCAACGGCATGACCGGCTGGGTCGAAATCTTCCGCGCCGGAGACTACGGCGAGCGGGGAAAATACGGAGCGACCGAGCTGGCGCGCTTCGTCGAGAACTTCGGCGCCGAGGTCGTCCGCGTCCCGCTCACTCGTGACCATATCCGCGAGGGCCACGCGCTCGGATGGGTGCGGGAACTGAAAGTCGAAGGCGACGTTCTCATGGCGCGATTCGGAGACGTGGACGACTGGACGCGCGAGGCGGTCAACCGCGGCATGTGGGGCGCCGTTTCGATCGAAGCATGGACCGGCGTCCCGATCGGTCTCCCCGCCGGCGTGGTCCTTGAACCGCCGACGCTCTCCGCCGTCACGCTGCTCGGCGCCAGTCAGCCGGCCGTGAAAGGACTTAAGCAGCCCAAGTTTTCGGACGTCGCTGGCAACTCCGCGCCGTCCTCCACTCCGGTCGAGAAACCCGCGACCGACCTCATCCTCAACTACATGGAGACGAAACCCATGCCGACCGAAATCACCACTCAGGATCAGACCGACCGTGTCGCGGAACTCGAATCGAAGCTCGCCGCGTCCGAATCCGCAGCCTCGAAGTTCCGCGCCGATGCGGAGGCCGCGAGTGCCGAACGCGACAAGCTCAAGGCCACCATCGGCACGTTCTCGGAACGACTCGACGTCGCCACGAAGCAGATCGCCCAGCTCAACGAAGACAAGGCGTCGGCCGAGTTCGATCGTCGCTTCTCCGACCTCGTGAAGAGCGGCAAGGTCACGCCGGCGGAGCGCGAGATTCTCCGCGCCCAGCACAGCGCGAACCGCTCGCTCGACAGCGTGGACGGCGCCGCGGAGATCAAGTTCGGCGATCAGACGTTCTCGCACGTCTCCCTGTTCTGGCACGGCCTCGAGACGCGCCAGCCCGTCGTCGAGTTCGGCCAGCTCACGCAGTCGGGCGGGAGCCGATCGGCTTCGAGCGATCCCGACCTCGCGCTCTCCGAGGCGATCAAGTCGCTCGCCGCCGAGAAGAATCTCACCTATCCCGACGCGATGAAAGAACTGCGCCGGACGCGCCCCGCCCTGTTCGCGGACGCGGAAGCCGCCGTCATCTAACCCGCTGAATCCCCAGACCACAAACGCAGGAGCACAATCACATGACCACCGTGAACACCAACGGTCAGGGCTACGCGCGAACCTACACGCACGCCAACGGCGGGAGCGCGGCCGCGCCCTACTCTGATCTCATCAACCGCTTCGTGGACGACAACTCGACGACGGCGCTCTCGCACCTCTGCGACATCGCTGGCGCCGGTGCAGTCGCCGTCGGCGTCGTCAATGACGTCGGCGTCGGCGCAAGCACGAGCCTCCCCGCTTCCGTCATCGTCAGCGGGCACGCACTCCTCTTCGTCAACGCCGCGACCTATCCTCTGGTGCCTGGCGATCCGATCAAGTGCGACGCCTCCGGTCTCGGCGTGAAGGCGCAGATTCCGGGCGAGCGCTACTTCGCGCGCGCCGTCGGATATGCGGCCGCCAACGCCGTCCTCCTCGAAGTCATCGTCGAGAACGGGACTGTCCCGACCGGCGTCGGATTCCAGACGCTGACGGCGATCACCGGAGCGACCGGCGGAGCGATCACGGCCGCGCAGCTCGCCGCTGCACAGCACTCGTCTCTCGAAATGTCCTACGCCGGTGCCGCGGCTCTCGCGATCCCCGGCGCGGCGCCGTCGAACAAGGGCAAGCGCATCCGGATCGTGAAGACAGGAACCGCCGGCGCGATCACGATCACGCCCGCCTCCGGGACGATCGCTGGCGGAGCGACGCACGCCGCGATCGACGCCGACAACGACTTCGCGACCTTCCAGTCTGACGGCGTGTCCGACTGGGTGCTGATCGCGGACGAAACCACCATCGCGTAACGGCAAGCCGACGCACAAACTCTCACTCACGGAGATCAGAACATGAGCACCAGTGCTTCTTTCCCCAGTCGGCATCTGACCGGCTTCGTCGCCGGTCACGGGGCGCCGACGCATCTCGCGTATCCGCGCCTGTTCGCGCCGATGCCGGTGCAGCTCCAGTCGGATACGTTCGACGTTTTCGACGCGGCCGCCGAGTCGCTTCGCGCGATGGACATCCTCATCGGCCCGCGGGACAAGGCCCCGCAGGTGGACCTCAGCACGACGACCGACACCTACGCCGCGAAAGTGTATGGCGCCATCGCGTCCTACACGCCGTCGGAAGTGCGGAATGCGTCGAGCGCGCTCAACGTCCAGGAGGCGAAGGCAAAGCTGGCCCTCCGCATCCTCCAGGCGAATCTTGAGCGCGTCCTCTCGGCCGGATTTCAGGCCGCGATGACGACCGCGTCGAAGGTCTACACGCCGGCCGGATCGGGCACCGACTACGTGTGGGACGACTACACGAGCGGCCGCAGCTATCCGATCCGCGCCCTGCGCGCTCAGATCGCGGTGGTCACCGACGCGCTGTGGGCTGACCGCGAGACGCTCAAGATCACCGTCGGCCTCGACGAGAAGGTGATCGACGGCGTAGTCGAGCATCCCGAGGTGCTCGCTCGCGTCTCGGGCGGATCGACGAGCGACAGCCCTGCGCGAGTCGGCCTGCTTCGTCTCGCCGAACTGCTCGAGGTGGACGAGGTCATGCGACTCAACAGCAAGACCAACACCGCCGCGGCTGGCGTCTCGACGCCGGTGATGACGCGCACATGGAACAAGGGCGGGTTCATCGTCGCGGAGCCGAGAGGCCCCGCGGGAATGGACACGCCGTGCTTCGGCAAGCTCTTCAACTGGGACGGCTACACCGAACTCGGCATGAAGAGCGAGGGCGGCATCATCGTGGACATGTGGAAGGAGCCCAACCCGGAGGTCACCTACGTTCGCGCGCGCCATTCGTGCGACGCGAAGATCACCAACGCCAGCGCCGCCCGCTACCTGTACGGGCTGATCGCCTGATGAGCAAGGCGACCCGCAACAGCGTCGCGATCTCGATCTTCGACGGGCGGAAGGGCTCGAAGCTCTTCCGCCTCGTCGGGGAAACGCCGCGCGGTCGGATGCGTGGCGCCGAGTATGCGACCGAGAAGCGACTGAAGGCGTTCGGCATTCCCGTCCACGCGATGGTGATGTCTGGCGCACTCGAAGCGGTCGATCAGGACGAGGCCGACGCGATGGTGTCGGCGGCTATCGACCTGATGGCAGGAATCATCGAAGAGGACGACGGAGAGGCGACCGTTACGATGGTGGACGAGACATCGTCCGAGATCAACGACGACGCCCCAGTGGTCATCATGCGCTCGACCAAGCCGGAACAGGGGTTGCAGAAGGTCGGACGCCCGAGGCGCCGGATCGAATAGCGCCACTTATTCCGCGCCCGCGTGACACTGAACGCCGCTTCGCGACTGATAACTGGCGCGCGGCGGCGTTTTTGTTGATAGTGACTGCGTAACAATCAACCACGGAGATTTCAGACAATGGCACTATGGGCAACGAGGTCAGACCTCGAATCTGCGATCGGAGATCGCGACCTGATCGCCCTCGCCGATCTCGATAACGAGGGATCGGAATCGGCTTCGACAGAGGCGAGAATCGCAGCAGCGATCGCCGCGGCGGACGAGAGCGTGAAGGCTCTCCTGCGCGGTCGAATCGACGTTGATGAGATCGCCTACGCGGACGCCCCGGCAAACCTGCGGCGATACGTCGTCAAGCTGTCAGTCGTCGAGCTGCAATCTCTCGGCCGGCGCGGGAGCTACACCGAGACGGAGGAGAAGCTGAGAGCCAGCATCTTCGCGGAGCTGCGAGACTACGCAAAGGGCATGGCGGCGATCTCATACATGCCGACTGAGCAGGAGGGCGCGCTCCGCGACCAGGTCGTGATGACGACGGTCATCGGCAGCGAGGGGACGCTGGCCCAGTTGATGGAGGACTACTGATGACGCAGCACGGCGGCCTACAGCTCGACGGGCTCGACCTGATCGTCACGCGACTGATCGGCCTGCGCGAAGCGGCGCTAAACACGAAAGACGCCATGGACGTCATTGGCGCGCACATGATGGAGGTCGTGCAGACCGCGTTCACGACGGAGACGGAGCCGGAAACGGGGAAGAAGTGGGAGCCGCTTGCCGAGAGCACGCTGAAATCGAAATATCTCAGGCGCGCTCGATCGTCATACACAGGCGGCGCCCCGCTCCGGCGAACCGGGATGCTCTTCAACTCGATCTCCGTGCTCGACGTGGACGCCTCAACGGTGGCTGTCGGATCGTCTCTCCCCCACGCGCTCTATCACAACAGCGACCCGGTCTCGCCGCGCAGGAAGTTCCCGCGTCGCCAGTTTCTCGCATTCCCGCCTGACTTCGGCGAGCTGGTCGAGTGGGTCATAACAGACATGCTGACGGAGGCGATGGGATAACATGGCACTCACGATCGAGGAAGCAATCGAGGACGGGATCGCCGCGCTGCTGGCGTCGCTGGTCGCGTCAGACGGCGAGGCGTTGAGCATCACGAAGCCACTGAAGCGCGTCGATGTCTTCGACATCGCCGGCCTGCGGGACATCGTCGAAGCGCTCGGAGCAGGGCGCTCGCCCATGCCGATCGCGCTGATCGGTCACCCGGTGATGACGACGACCGACGCGCGGTCGCAGCTCCTGACCGAGACCGCGCGCGTCTGGGTCGCGGTGATCGTTGAGGGGCGCGGGAAGCGCTCGGAGAGAACGCGCGGGGCGACTGGCACTTTCAACATCGCGCGCCGAATCATCGCGGCTCTGCGCGGACAGGAGATCGAGATGGGAGCCCTGACGACGCCGCCGGCCACCATGCCGATTGAGGTGGAGCGAATCCTCTATGAGGACCATGATGACTACAGCGCCGCGATGGTGGAGCTGACGATCCGCGTCCCCTCTGACCTCGAATCGGTGCAACCCTACTGACGCGCGAACGGAGCTGAACCAATGACGATCACTCGAACGAACTGCCTCATCGGGGCATCTATCATCAAGCTAGACGGGACGGACATGGGGCTCACGTCGCGCAACGGCGCGTCGCTCGCCTATGACGAAACGACCGTCGAGCTCATCGGCGGGCAGTGTTTTGGAGTGCTCGACGAGTTCCGCGAGATGGTGACGGCGAACGTCTCGTTCGAGCTGATGGAGTCGTCGCTCGCCACCATGAAGACGGTCCTCGACGGCTCGACTGCGGTGTCGGGCGGCACGCTCGCGCACACGGTGAGGGGGGCCGTCACGCGACACTTCTTCGAGCTGCTTGGGCCCGGCCCCGACGGCGCCTCGCGACGCCTCTGGGGAACCGCAACGCTCCACCGCACGGGCGACACGGCGATCAACAAGCAGGGCTATCAGGTAACGCCGTGCGAAGCCCGCTTCATGATCGACGCGGCGACGAACCTGCTATTCACGATCGTGGACACGGCGGCGAGCACGACCGCGCCGACAGTCGCCTCGTTCCAGGAGGTCACTTCGGCGGGGAGCGAGAGCACGATCACCGATCCGGACACCGACTTCGGCACGACCTCATCTGTGCAGGCGACGTTCTCGAAGGCGATCGCTCCGAGCGAACTCGACGGGCGGCACTTCTCGCTGATCGACATCACCGGCGGAAACCCAGTCGCCTTCACGGTGGCCTACGGCGAGACGACCAGCGTGTCCGACATGACGAAGATCAAGGTCACGCCGGCGGCTGCCCTGACTGGAAGCGCGAACGCCTACAAGCTGGCGATCAAGGCGGGCGTCGAAGCTCTCGACGGCGCTCTGCTGGCCGCTGGCACACACATCGATTTCTCGACCCCGTCTTGATCGTCCCTCCCTCCCTCTGTGCGAATCGCCCCGGCCACGAGTAAGTCGTGCCGGGGCTACTTTTTCCCCCACAACAAGAACGATGACAAACGCAACATTTCTCACTCCAGAGATGGCATCCTCCCGCAAGGCCACCGCGTCGGACGTCGGCGACTTCGAGGCGCGAATGAGTGATCGCATCGCGGCCCTCGGTGGCATTCCCGAGCCAGCGTTTTCCGCCCACGACCAGCGCGCCGCGTTGCGCGATGCGGCCAACGTATTCAGCGCCGTGGCCTACGCCGGAGGCGAGACGATCACTCTCGACGTGATCGACGGCGGCCGAATCGTCGCCGTGCCGATTTCTCTCTCTGTGCCGACGACGCGCGCGATGCTTCCGGTTATCGCCGAGCTGGTGCAGCTCGCCGCGTCGGCGAGCGACGGCAAGAAGGTCGATTCGGCGGTCTTCCTCGATGCGATGAAGGCGTCGCTGGCCTGCCCGGCAGACTCGCGACTGGTAGCGGCTGTGTCGCGGCTCGTGGGCTCGTGCTTCGGCCAGTCCGACGATTGGATGCTCGACCATCTGCCCCCGCACTCGGCTGTGCGTGCCCTGGAGGTCGCGCTCGGTCTCGTCCCTTTGGGGCAACTGCTCGCTGCCTTTCAGTCGTTGGTAGCGAGGGGAGAGGCGGTCGCGAAGACGATGGTCGGCTAACTCGCCTCGCGTCTATCCTGCTCACGTTCGGCGAGTTTCGTCGTCACTATGCGATCAGCTATCGGGACGCGATGGACCTACCGTTCCCGGTATTCCTCGCCGATTGGTTCGCGATGCACACGGCGCGACGGATCACGCGATCGGCGGAGATGCGCGACCAGGCGGTGATCGCCCGCGTTGCGTATCATGCAGATGCGAATGCGTTCGAGGGGATGTTGGCCGATCTCGAATCGTGAGCCATCTCGGAGCGGTGGCGCGTCGGCGTCCGCCTCTGTAGGCTACACGCATGGCCGACAACACCAACCTGGAGATGCGTGTCTCGCTGGTCGCGGTCGCTGATACGCTTCTGAAGCCGATCAACGCGGCGATCAAGGCGTTCGACGAGACGAAGAAGTCGGCGCTGGCGGCTGGCGAGGCGCTGGCCGCCACAGGCGAGGCCGCGATCGAATCCGGCGAGGCGGTTGCGAAATCAACCGACGCCGTCGAGGACAATGTCGGGGCGCTCGACAAGGCTGAGGCGGCTGCCTCCGACGTCGCCGACGCGCTCAAAGGAGAGCTGACGCCGGCCCTGATGAAAACCCTCGGATGGGTGAAGGACGCGAACGGCAAACTGCGTGACGCACAGGGGAGATTTGTGGGCGCTGAGCGCGCGGCCAAGGCGGCCGCGACCGGCGTTGATGAGTTTGCCGATTCGGCCAAGAAGGGGGCGGACGCTGGCGACGATCTTGGCGAAGGCGTCGGCGGCGCTGGCGACAAAAGTGAGGACGCCGCGAAGAAGTTCACGCTCTCGGGCGAGGCTGTTCGCAAGCTCGGCGACAGGATGCAGGCGGCGGCGCGCCAGTTTGCAATCTTCGGTGCCTCGCTTGCCGCGCCGCTCGTTGCGACGACGAAGATTGCCGCGGATTTCGAGACGGCGTTCACGGGCGTGACGAAAACCGTCACCGCGTCGGCGGATGAGTTCGAGCAACTACGACAGAACATCCGCGACATGGCGAAGGAGATGCCGACGACGCGAGAGGAGATCGCCGGCGTGATGGAAGCCGCCGGCCAGCTCGGTGTGCGAGGCGTCGAAGGGCTTACGACGTTCACCGACACGGCGCTCAAGGCGGGCGTCGCAACGAACCTGACGGCACAGGACTTCGCGATGACCGCCGCGCAGATGCTGAACATCTTCGGCCTCGAAGCGACGAAGTCGAAGGAGCTGGGCGACGCGCTATCGTTCCTCGGCAACACCACGGCGACGACCGAGAGCAAGATATTCGATTTCGGAATGCGGCTGTCGGGCACCGGCAACGTGATGGGGCTCAGCGTCACGCAGACGCTCTCCCTCGGTGCCTCGCTGGCGTCGCTTGGCTTGGATGCGGAGGCTGGTGGCACTGCGTTCTCTCAGCTCATGCTCCGCATGGCGGCATCGACCGGCGAGACCGACGACGTCGCCGAAGCACAAGCGAAGCTCGGAGATGAAACGGCCAAGACGAACCGTCGCCTTGAGCGGATGAAGACGGACCTCGTCGAGCTGGGGCAGGAACAGTTGATCCTGCAACAGAAGGACGTCACGAGCGCAGAGGGGCGCGCGAAACACGCGCTCGAGACGCTGAGGCTCAACAACCGCATCAGCGAGCTGAGGGAGAACATCGCGGCGGAGGAGGACTCGCTCGACCAGCTCGCCGTCGCGATGTCGATGGCTGGCAAGGAGGCGAACAAGTTCGCCGACGTCGCCGGCATGACGGTCGATCAGTTTCGGTCGCTCGTGAAGGAAAACCCAGAGGAGGCGCTGTTTCGCTTCCTGTCTGGGGTCAAGGCGATGATCGACAAGGACGGCGTCCCTGCCGCGACCGTTGCGCTCGAAGAGATGCAGCTCGCCGGCAACAGGATGACGGACGCGATTCTGCGCGGTTCCGGCAACGTCGCGATGATGCGACAGGCGAGCATCGACGCGAGTGCGGCAGTGAAGGAGGGGACGGCGCTCGACGAAGAGGCGCGCAAGAAGAAGGAGGCGCTGGGGGCACAGATTCGCATCGTTGCGAATCGCATGACGGACATGGCGATCACTCTCGGCGACGTGTTGATTCCGAAGGTGAAGGAGTTCATCGACGACTACATCGTCCCCGGCGTCGAGTGGCTGGCCGAGTTCGTGAAGCGCAACGACGACGTGATCGGGCGCCTGCTGATTTTCGGCGGTGTCATCGGCGGGCTGATGCTTGTCTTGGCGCCGGTGCTGCTGGTTCTCGGCGTGCTCATCACGACGGTGTCGAGCCTGACGGTGGCGATCATGGCGCTCAACGCGGCCGGGTTCGTGACCCAGGTTGCGTTCTGGCAGGTGATCGCAGTTGCCGGCGCGGTAGCCGTGGCGGTTGCCGCTCTGGTGCTCGTCATCGCTACGGCGTGGGACGAAATCTCCGAGGTGACGAGCGTTGCGCTCGACGGAATCCTCGGCGCTATCACCTGGACGCTGAACTCGATCTGGCTGCTGATTCGCACGCCGTTCGACCTGCTGCGATTCCTCTGGAACGTCGTGACGCTCGACTTCGAGGAGGCGGCGGACGTCTGGATGGGGATCGCCGATCGATGGGCACAGCACTTCATCGACCTGATCGCCGGAATGCTCTCGTGGGTTGCGCGCCTGACGGGCGCGGTCGGGCGCTTGATCGGCCGCCTTGGCGGCCTTGGCGCGGCAGGAGGGGCGGTCGCGGACATGGCGAGCGCGATGGATCGCATGGCGGAGATTCAGGCAGAAGCGGACGAGGCGAAGGCGAAGCAACGCGCCGAGGCGAAGGCGTCGGCTGGCAGTAAGGGCGCGACTGGCGGCGGACTTGGAGTCGGCTCGCTGATCGCCTCGATTGCCGGCCTGCCGTTCCTCGCCTCCGGCGGAATCGTTACCCGCCCGACGCTGGCGATGATCGGCGAGGGCGCGTCCTCGGAGGCGGTCATCCTTCTCGATCGCCTCGATTCCATGATGCGCAAGAAGGGCGAGGGGAACGTGGTGTTCAACATCTACAACGCTCGCGACCCGAAGGCCGTCGCCCACGAGGTCGCCCACTACCTGCGTTCTCGGCGAGGAAGCTGACCAATGCCGTCGAAATACCTGTCCCCCTGCATCACCTACAACAGCGGCGCGAACCGTCTGTGGCTGCCGCCCTGGATGATCTCGCCGTTGCGCTATCGCCAAACCGTAACGGTGCATCGTCCGGCGAGAGCGGAGAGCGCGCTGATCACCGCCGTGCGACCGAACATGGAGGGTGAGATCGAGATGAGCTTTCCCGTCGCGTTCCTCTCCGCGAAAACGGCAGAGGCGGTGCTCGCGTTCTACGACTCGATCATCGCGGCGTGCGAAGGACAGAAGGTGCAGATCAACCTGTGGTCTGACGTCGGGTGGGGCGCTTGCGCGCTGGTCGAGATGGACGCATCCGAACTAGAGGTCACGCGACGCCTTGAGCTTGTGCGAGACTTGCGTCTCAGCTTCATCTCTGAGACGATGAGGCCGTCGAGCGACTATGCGATCGAGTTCGACGACGACGACGACTATGAAGCGACCTATCCATTCGCGGACTACACCGGCAGGGCACACGGCGACGCGGTGTCCGGGACGCCGCTCGTCTTGAGCGCGATCCGACAGGCGATCGCCGGGTTGTTCCCGGCAACGATTTCGGCAATCTCGACCGCCGGCAACGAGCTGGGGTTCGTGATCGGCGGCGCGTCCGGCTCGACGTGGAAGGTCTCGAATCTTCAGGTCGTCGGATCGTCGAAAACTTACGCGACCGGGACGACGACGATCAGGCTTTCGACGGCCGGCGTCGGAGGCTCCGGGTCGAACATCGATCTCGATCTCGTCTCGTCGGCGACGCGCGCCGTTCCGGGAGAGGGCGAGTTCACCGTCGAGGCAGGCGCGACCGTCTATGCGTTCGTCACCGCCGCAGGGCTCCACTCCAATGTTCAGATCAAGTTCGACGCCGAGCTGGTCGAGTCGTGATCGACTCGCCGCGCTCATTCTCTCGGTTCTCGTCGCCTTCGTTGCGACGATCAACAGCTCCGCGCAGGACGCTCCGGTTTATGCGCCGGAGTTCAGAGCGTTCGGCTCGACCTATGACGCGGCTGAATACGCGCGGCTGATCGAGACGAGCCTGACGTTCAACGCGACGGCCGGAAGCGGCTCGTTTTCGTGGGACGCGGCTGGCGGCGAGTTCGAGCTGGGAGACGACCTCAACATCACCTCGGGCGGTCTGTCGCTTGGCGGCACGCTGGTCATCAGTTCTGCGCGCGCGCTTGGAAACATCTCGAACTCGACCGGCTCGACGAACGTCGTTTTCAGCGACACCCCGACGCTCGCGACGCCGAACTGGACGGGGACGGCGACGGGCGCCGGCCTGACCATGACGGGCTCGCTCGAGATCGGCAACGACACGGGGACGGGGAGTTTCGTGCGCGCGACCGATCCGACGTTGCCGGGCACGGCGTCTGCGATTTTCACGCTCGACAGCGATCAGGCTGGGAGCGCGACGAGTTATGTTGGGATCGGCGCGAACAGGGGATCGACCGGCGTCGACGCGCTGTGGCAGTGGAACGAAATCAGCAGCCGATGGGAGGGGGTGCTGGCAGGGGCGGGGACGGCGCTCGACCTGTATGTTGGCGACATCACTGCGGTCGATGTCGGGGTGACGGGCACGATCACCGGGATGACCAACACGACGGGCACGGGCAGCATCGTGCTGGCGACGAGCCCGACGCTGGTGACGCCGGCGATCGGTGCGGCGACGGGGTCGAGCCTCCAGCTGACTGGAGCCCTGACGGCCGCCTCGGTTTACGCGCATGATGACGTCACTGCAGACAGCTTCGGAGATTTCGGTTCGCTCAAGATCGACGGTGGCACCGTCATCGACGGCAGCGCGCATGCCTCGTTCGCGAGCATGGCGAGCACCGGGGCGGTGAGCGGGACGACGGGGACGTTTTCGGGAGCGATCAGCGGCGCTGGAGGCACGCTGACGGGCAACCTGACGATGAGCGGGGCGACGCGCCGCGTGCTGCTTCGGGAGTGGGACGGGGTCGCTGGAAACGAGGGGCGAATCGTGTTCGACGGCAGCGACGATGCGGACACGTATCTGGGGGCGAGCGGCACCGATTCCGTCACGCAGGTTATCAATGGGGCCAACGTCATCCGCTACACGCAGTTCTACGTCCGCAACGAGACGGGCAGCACGCAGATGCAGTGGTCGGCTGGCTCAGCATCCGCTCCGGCCTACTCCAAGAACGGCGACACCAACACCGGCATCTTTTTCTCGGGGGCTGACGCTGTCGATTTCGCGACCGGCGGGACGCGCGCCGGCGGGTTTTCCTCCTCGCAGGCGTTCGAGGTCGCGGGCGCGTCCATCACGCTCGGCGGCGTCAAGATCACGCGCGGAACCGGGTCGCCGGAGTCGGTTGTCACAGGTAGCGTTGGCGACCTGTTCCTCCGCACGGACGGCGGCGCCTCCACCACCCTGTACATCAAGGAGAGCGGCTCGGCCACGAACACCGGCTGGGTCGGAAAGTGAGGCACAAGATGAGCAGCTACGAGACACAGAAAACAGGTCTGAGCCGCGCGGAATGGACGGTTGTCATTGCAACGGTCATCGTCGGGGCGCTGGTCGCGTCCTGCTTCGGCGCGCCGGTGACGGCGCAGGCTGGCGGGGCGCCGCCCGATCCGACCGAGGGGACGACCTACCGTTACCAGATCGACGGCGCGCCCCCCGAGTGGATCGCCGTCATGCAGGAGGCGATCTCGCTCCGGCGCACGGCGCTGGACGAGTTCGTCGCGGCGGGGGAGAGCGCGGCCCTGGCGGCGATCGCATCCGCGCAGACCGACGCGGAGCTTGCGACGGCTCACCTACAGCTCCGCGGGTTCCGGCTGATCGCCGTCGAGCTGGCGGACATCCCGATGAGGGGCGACATCCTGGCGGAGGACGTCGGCCGACTGATTTTGCAGCGGATCGAGGTCGGGGCGTTCGGCGTGTTCAGCGACGCGGAGCGAGCGGCTCTCGCGCAGGCCGCGTTCGATTTCTGCCGCGGCGTCATCGCGGAGGAGGCGGCGATTCGCGCCGCGCGCTGGAACACGATGGCCTCAAGGGAGATCGCGATTCCGAGCGACCTAGGATCGCCGATTCTCGTCGAGTGATGCGACTTCTGGTGGCGGCGCGGCTTGTCGTCCCGGCAGACTGATCGCGAGTGGCGGAGCTAACCCGCCGCCCCAAGGAAGGCCACTCGCATGATCTACAAGACCCACCTGTTGCGCCGCTTGCAGCCGCGATTCGTCGCCGCTCTGGCGGCGCTTCTCTTTGTCCCGCTATCGGCCGGTTGCGTCGGCGGGAAGCTCTCCCACTACGAACTCGCCAAGTTCGCCGCCGAGGCGCGCAACGACGCGAAGACCGCGGCCTCCGAAGCGCGAGGGATGCTCGACCAGTCGGAGCGCGAACTCGTCGCCTACAAGTCGGCAGCGCTCGACGCGAAGCTCCTCCGCCTCACGGAAGGCACATCGCAGGCGCAGGGCGGCGTCATCTATGCCGATCAGGCACGGACGCTCGCGAAGCTCTACGCCGCCGACGTTGCGGCCCTGACGGCCGCACGAGCGCGCCGCGCCGAACAGATCGGGCAGATCACCCGCAAGATCAGCCTCGCCGGCGACAACATCGATGCGATCATGCGCGCCGAGGAGCAGCGCGCAGTCACCGCGGTCGAGCTGCAAGACTTCGCGCAGAGCGCGCTTGTTTCCACGCTCGCCGATCTGTCGGAGTTCCAAGCGACGCAGACAGTTCAGGCTGCTGCGATCGAGGCCGCGCAGGCAGCCGAGAATGCGAACGCCGAATCGGCCGCATCGCACGAAGAGCCGCCGGCGACGTCTGAAACGGTCGAGCCGACGGCGCGTCGCTGAACCACGAACCAACTCACGAGAGGATACCACCATGACGGCACTCGAAACCTACCGCGCGGCACAGAAGCACGCGCACGACAATCCCCACGACAAGGCCGCGAAGCTCGCCCTGATCGAAGCGGCGATCGACCTCGCCGCCGAGTCCCCCGCCGCCGGACCCTCCGGAAGCTACGATGACCGCGAGGCCGCTCGGATAGACGTAGCTGATCTGTGGGCGGCAGAGCCGACGGACTACCTCGACGACTTCGAGACGAAGGTATCTGCGCCGACGTCGGACATCGATCGGTTCGCGGCGAGCTATGCAGCCGCGCTCGGTGAAGAGGCCGAGACGACGAAGGCGACGATCTCGTCCGCGCTGGCGCTCGTCGCGACGTTCGCGAAGGTGGCGATCGCCGGCGGGCTGTAACACCGATTGGGGGCGGTTGCGGACTGCAACGAACCGCAGAGTGGCGATCCGTCCCTTGAGGCGGACGCCTTGCCCAACTCGCCCCCTCCCCTATCAGAAAACTGGAGAGCATCAACCATGACCCCCGAAGTCCCTATCATCCCCGACGGTGCGACGACGATGCAGATCACGATGATCGCAGTCGGATGGATCGTCACCGTCCTCATCCCCGGCGTGATCGCGATCTACCAGAGGATCAAGCTCGGCAAGGCCGAGGGCTACACGCGCGAGGCGCTGAACGCCGCGACCTACGGCTACGGCGCGATCGAGCTGGCGCACCGATACGCGAAGGCGAGCGGCGACACCGAAAAGGCGTCCGCGATCGAAGACGTGAAAAGCTACTACGACGGAATACTTCGCCGCGCTGCGCCGCGGGTTGACGTGATCGACGCCGTCATCCGAGACACGAAGCGCGAGGTTGAGGCGATCTTCGACCCGAACGACCCGTCGCCCGAAGAGCCGCTGGCAAACGCGCTGCTTCAGTCGGCGGAGCGTCGCGCGCAAATCCTCGAGGGGAAGGGCCACGTTCCGACCCGATCGAAACTCTACTCTGTCGCCGGCCGGTCGAACGCCTGACACGAGCCGCGCGCACCTCAGCGCGCGGCATGAGGTCCCAACGATGTCCCCAAACACCGAAAAGCAGATCAACGACACGACCAGCGTTCCGCTCCGCTGGGTGCTCTCGCTCGTCGTCGGAGGTGCCGCCCTCACGATGTTCTTCCTCGGGCTCCAACGCGCCTACTACAACGACGGCATCTCGACGGAGGCGAAGATCAACAAGGCCGTCTCTCAGGCACTGATCGACATGGACCAGAAGCGATCGCTTGATCAGGCAGACGTGATCACTCGCCTCAAATCGCTGTCGGACGACAACAAGGCGCTGAGGATGGACATCATCGCAATCCAGACGCGCTTTGCCCGTGACGACGCCCGCAGTGACGCGGAGACGAACAACCGCTACACGGCGATTCAGGCCGCCTCAAACTGGCGAGAGGCTGAAAGGTTGAACACCTGGGACAACCTCCAGAAATACGGATTTCGGTCTCCTGACGTTTGGGTTCCGACGTCGCCGTGGGGATCGAGCAACGCCCCGATCAACGCGATCCAAAAATGACCGCATACCCGTCTCAGCGCTACTCTGTAGAGGTCTGGCGTGGCGGCGCGCGCCAGTCGAGTCTCTCGTCGGCTGCGACTGCGGCGCTCGTTTCGGCGTCGGTCGATCATGCGATGATTGGCGGGTGCCTCTCCGGCTCGTTCGTCTTTGCGCGAGAGTGGTCGGACGGCGCGCTGGCACAGCAGGGAGACGAGATTCGGTTTCTCGTGGACGGGCGTTCGCACTTCCGAGGATTCGTCGAGCCGATCAATCGCTCCATCGCCGCGGTCGGACAGCAGTCGATCGATGCGCTTGGGTGGTGGCATCGGCTGTCGCGCATTCAGCCGCTCGGTGCGACGCCGACGGTCGATCGAGTCGAGTTCGGCGTCTCGGGCGAGGACGAGCCAGACCTCGAGACGGCCGCGGAGATTCTCGCACACCTGCTGACCGAGTATGTGATCGCCGACGACGTCTCGCCGATCACCGCCGGTGCGATCGCATCGCCGACGAACTCGACGAAGGTCGGTCGCTGGACGCTCTACCAGGACACCAGCCTTGCCGCGGCTGTCGAGCAACTCTCGACGATGGACGACTGCTTCTGTGGCGTGGACGTGGACGCGAAGTTCTACGTCGCCAGCCGAAAGACACTGGATGCGACCGCGTTCGCGACGATCCAGATCGGCGACCTACCGTCGAGCCCTGCTGAGTTTCTTTCGATGCTCGTGCTCAACGACGGCGTGCTCCGGATCGAGGGCGACCCGGTGATCGGCGTTTCTGTCGGCGGCCGCGACGTCGCGAAGACTCGAGGCCGCCGAAAGTATCTGGCAGCAGACGTGCCGGCGAGCGGCGGGCGAACGGTCAACTACTACCGCCCGGAGATTCAGACTGGGCAGGCGGCGCGGAGGTATGCGGCCGGAAAGCTCCGCCAGTTCGGCTCGACGGTGACGGTCGTCGAGAATGCGAAGATCGTGACCGGCTCGACCACGCCGCTCCAATGCACGCGAGGCGCCATCACGATCAAAGACACGGAGGGGACGACGATCGACTCGGCGCTCCCTGCTCGCATCACGGTTGAGTATCACGAGGACATCCAGGCGAGCGTCACGCTCGGTCTGCTGCAAAGCGATCCTGGCGGCGGCGACGTTGCGAATGATGCGTTCGCCCCCGACGTCGGCCTCCTCGACGACCCTGCGATCGACGTCGGCGAGTCATGGGAAATCGACTTCGGCGACGGCGAGCCCGGCCCGTTCGGCGACACTGACGGCGGAGACGGCGACGACCTCCACTCGAACGATTCGCGATCGCTTCCGACAGATGCAGCGGGAAGCGGATCCGGCTCAGGGACGAACGGGGCGATCGACTACGGCACGGACGAGGCGTCGTCGAGCAACGGCGCCGGTCGCTCGTATCTGCTGACGCCTCGCTCTGCGATCATCAAGGCGAAGCCCTCGACGGGAGTCTATCACGTCAGGCTGACGGACGCGCAGGGCAACGAGGTCGGAGCGCAGATCGAGTTCTGCGAGACGTTCCCGACGCCGAACGATGACTCGCTGTCGGTGGATGATCTCGTGCTCGTGTTCTACCGCGACGAAGCGCTGGCGACGAAACCGTCGATCATCAGCGGCGTCGGCGGGAGCGGCGGCGACGAAGATGTCGTCTTCGCATTCACCGGCGGCGGCGCCTTCTTCATGGCGTGATCCAATGGCATTCTTCGGCGTCAGCACCTCCGCATCGAACATGTCCGTCAGCGCCGTTTCTGGCGCCGGCGGGCTTTTCGACTTCGCGACCGCGGGGACGAAGAGCTTACTCCGCGGTGATGTCGGCGCGCCGGCCGCAGTCGTCGTCGCAGGTGACCCGCGCGGATCGTTCCCCTCCTCCGACACGTCGCAGCGACTCACGAGCGACAAGGTGCAAGCGCTCGAGGCGATGGCCTACTTCTCGGCTGGGTTCACGGCCGGAGTCGCCGGCCCGCTGCCGTGGAACGCTGGCGGCGGTGCGGCGAACATCTCTGAGGCCGTCCGCTATAAGGTGACGAGCGCGAGCGGCAACTCGATCACCTGCACGGGGCCGCACCCGCAACGGATCGACTTCGTGGTCCTCTCTGCGAATCCTGATTGGCCGGCGGAGGGAGAGCCGAAGTTCATTCAGACGACCGTTTACGGCTCGATTCCAATCGGCGCGGAGATTCGACCGCTTCCTCCGTCTGTGCTCGCCAACAAGATGATCGGGATCATCACAGCGATCAGCGCGCCGGCTACCTACTCCGAGACGGTGACGGTCACGTTCACGACGACCGGCTCGTTCGACAATATCGACGCGCCGCTCGACGCGGCTCTTGGCGAGTTCGATCCGTTCGTGGACGTCTATTTCTACCGAACGGCGGCGCCGATTGTCGTCCCGCAGGCGTGGGCACCGAATGCGAGCGCATGGACCCGCGTCACCCTCGCGAAGACGCGCGTCGAGGTTCCGACGCTCGACGAGGATGGCTGCTTCGAGCTTACCGGACCGGGAGGAACCGAGCATCGGATCGCACTCCACCCAGGCACCGAGGGAACAGGCGCTGCGACGTTCGCGATTGCGACACTGACGTGGCGACAGGCGGACGGCTCGTTCGTGGAGGCCGACGACCTGGCGCTCCGCTGGCGCCCTGTTTATTCCAGCGGGACCCATACCTCGAGAATCTACCTCGCCGATCTCTACGACATCGGCGGCGAGTCTGCTCTCGTGTCGTTCGTCGTGTCCTACTGGACGGAGTATCGCTCCGGCGACGACGCCGGGAACGGCCTGTTGCGCCACCCACGCGCCTGCGTGAACTCGCGCCCGTTCACGGGATACGCGAACGCTGGCGGCGCCGACACAGGACAGGCGTGCTGGGCGCAGGAGGACGCCAGCGGCGCGGCCCTCGGCCTCTTCCATCGCGACTGCCATCTCCCGCTCTGCGATCGGTTCTCGGCCGTTGCGCTCGACGGAACGGTGGTCAACGGCACGGAGGCGAGCGGAGACCCGATCGCTCTCCCCGGACGCTACTCCGGTGGCGGCGATCTGTGGGATCGCCTCATGGTCGCCAGCGACATCACGTTCGTCGAGTTCTTCGTCCCGGGCAGCACGGTCGCGCAAATGTATGTCGAGCGCGTGTCGCGCGGGCAACCGTCGCTCGCATGGCTGTCGGGTCCGTGGTTTCAGATCGAGCGCGGCCTGTTCACGACTCGGGAGCCGCTCGTCGGACCACTGTTCGGGCAGCGGGAGACCTACACGGACGGAGACGGCGGAGAGCATCACCAGCTCGTGTTCGGCGCATTCTGGAAGAGCGCCTGGAGTGACGGGAGCGAGGTGCAAGACGCCTTCGATGCGTCGGACTTCGAGGCCGCGGCGCCCGGACTGTTCCCCGCCAACGTCGATTTCACGGACCGCACTCCGCCGACCGGGACGGCCTACCCTCCGGCCGTCGCAGGCGTTGACGAGTTCCTGCCTCCTCACTGCGGCGGGCGGAACCAATACTCCGGCGCGATCACGGCCGCCAATCCTGGCAATCGCATCATCGCCGTAACCAACTCCGAAAAGTGGTCGTTGTCCGTGACAACTACCTCAGAAGAGAACGCGACTCTGGCTGAACAGATCGATTTTCTCATCACCGGACTATGACGCACCATGCCATCTCTCGACCCTCACATTCGGCTCGCCGACGCGACGATTCTTTCCCCGGCCAGATCAGTCGATGGAGTCGCGCACTCGATCGCTCTCGTCACGAGGCCGGTCGGATACGACCGCGCGTCCACCGTCACCACGGCCATCGTCGAGGGCAGCGCAAGCGGCGGCACTGGGAAGCGTAACGTCTGGTTCAAGCGCGGCGTGCAGCGGAGCGTGAAGCGCGTCACGCACGGAGAGGGCAACGCGCAGGACGTCCCGATCGACCACGCAATGGGCGGCAACGTATGCGCGTGTCCGGAGCCGATGAACCTCCAGTTCCACAACAACGATCGAGCGATCATCGGAGGCGATCACGCGAACAGGGCGAGGCCGTGGGACGTCGTCGAACTAGACTACGGAGGCGGGCGCAGACGATTCCTGATCGAGTCTGTCGCGGCGTTCGGGAAGGCGCCAGATTCGGTCAACTACTCGCCGGACGGTGCGATCACGAGGACTCAGGATTTCGGCCCGGTCGCGCGCCTCAGTCTCGCCGATCACTTCAGTGTGCCGATCGCGAACGGGGAAACGTTGCTGATCGACGAAGACGAACTCAGCGCTGGCGACGCGGCCCTCTACTCGGGGATGCAGGTGCTCTACTATCACCCGCCGACGACGAGCTACAACGCGAGCGAGCGCGTGCAGTTCACCGCGGCCGACGCCCCCGTCGCGGCACCGTATTCTGGCGCGGCGCCGGACTACCTGCCTGACGACGCGGACCTCGGCACGAGCGCGTCACGCTACTTTTGGGAGCGCGGAACGAACGCTCTTCGATTCAACGATGCGACCCGCACGCTCGGCGCAGTTGGAGTCACTGTCACCGGATGGAAAACGAGCGAAGAGAACGGGCGCGCCTACAGCTACATCTGGCCGGGAGACGAGAGCGGATCGACCGTCTTCGACCTGGCGCTGAAAGGAGCGGGAACGGGACTCGCGGCGAGCGGAGGAGATCACCGCGTCGCGAGAGCAGTCGAGGCGTGGGCTGGGGCCGCAGGCGTGTTCGTTGCGCGCGTCAACTTCCGCCACGTCGTCGCGGACACCGGATTCGGCAAGGCTGGTCTCGCCGTGTCGAACGGCATTCGTCCGGGCGCGAGGCAAATCGTCGTGGACTGGTATGGAGGCACGCCGCGAGTTTACACGATCGGAGACGACGGAACGGTCTCACACATCGCAACGTTCGCATCATCGGCCGACGACGAAGAGTGGGACGTTTCAATCGCCCGATCCGATCCATCGTCGAACGAGTGGACGGTCGTCTGGTATTCTGGAGGCAGCTCGACGACGGTCGCGACGTTGACGTTCGACCTCGGGACGGACAGCCCGCTGGTCGGTCCCTACGCCGCAGAAGGCACGAGCCTCCGATGGTTTCAGCACTCTGGCACGCTCGGTCCTGCGCGGACCTACACGCACACACGCGACTCGCTATCCGACGACGACGTCAGCTCGATCGGGGTTCGCGTCGCCGGTCTCGATCTCGAGTTCGACTTCTCTCGTCGCCGCGAACTTCTCCTCGCCGGAGCTCTGATCGACAGCGTGGTCAACGTCTCGACCGACGAAGAGATGACGACCGTTTTCGACAATCAGCCGAACAGCAGAAACGAGTATGGAGTCGAAGCGGGCGACGCGCCGGAAGACCCGCCTACGCTGATCCTCCCACTCGAATCAGACGGCGATGTCTTCCGCGTGATCTATGAGGCAGTGGACCCGCCGGACGCTCCGGGAGAGTATCCGCCAGCTCAGGGACGGTTGAACTTCTCAACCGTTGACGGATCGGTCTCCGAGAATCGCGCGAACTACTTCGACATGGTGACGATTCTCGACCCGCGCGGCGACTGGCCGAGTGGATCGGCAGCGGACGGATCGGCTGTCTCGATCAAGCGCGACCCGGTCTGGCTCACAATCGACAGCGTCGAGTATTCTGCATATTCGGCGGGATCGGCGCCGTCGTGGTCCAGTATCTCGGCTGGTGATCGCACCGACTTCCCCGTCTCTGGTCTCGTGCTCATCAAGCAGTCGTGGGTGACTGCCAACCTCTCCGCCGGGACGCGATACATCTTCCGCGTCACGGGGACTGAGATGCAGAGGACAGGAGGCTTTGACGCGAACAGCTACAACCTCGCGGTCGAAGCATTCGAGTCGCTGGACGATGCGTGGATCGTCGCTGCGACGGCCGGCGGCGACGCTGGCCCAGGTTACTACCTCAGCTCGTTCGACTACCAGTTCGGCGAGACTGGTTTCACTGTTTTCGGCGACAACGCCGTGCCCACTGGCTACGGATACGGCACGATTTCCGAGGTGTTGCTCAACGCTGACCCGATCGTGGATGATTCGTCTCTTACGTCGTGCGGAGTTCCTGACGACAGTCTCGATGCGAGGGGATGGTCGCGAACGCTGTGGCCGACGAACCAGTTTCCGACCGGTATCGCTGGGCCGCGATGGGTGGGTGCCAGCGCGGACGGAATCTTCGAGGGATACCGCACCGTTGGAACGGACACTGGTGGCGATCCCGTCAACGTATGCTCTCAGGCATACCTGATCGAGGGCGCCATGGTCTTCGTCGGAGACACGGCGCCCTCGGTGTCGACGCCGGCCCAGTTTGGTTGCTCATTGCAAGCATCAGGCAACTTTCCCGATCAGATGAACGCGGTCATCTATACGGCCGGCGTCGGGATTGCGCTGTCGGAATACATGCGACGTCTGCCGGCAGGATCGACCGTTGTCGAAGCGAAGGCCGAGGTTGTCATTCCGGACGACTGGACGATCGGCACCGAGCGAATCGTGTTCTACGGACCTGGGCGAGCGTCCGGCCTTGGCCTTTACGGGTGGGATCGCTACATCAACGGCGGCCTCGTGTCTCAGTATCGCGAGACGTGGAACGGTTCGTCGTGGGTCGTCACGATTCCTGAGACCACGGACACGACGCCGCCCGCGCCGGACGAGTTCAGCCTCGGATGGATATTGATGGGGACGCGCAAGCGCACGCGCGCCGTCGTGCTGCCCGAGAAGGCGTCCGCCTCTGTCGATTACATGGACGTCTCGGGCGACGAGTATGTCGCGATCGGCGCAACGCTTGGCGGCACTGTTTCAGCGGACGGCAAGAGCCACGTCGTCAACATGACGGAGATCATCCAGGCGATTCTCGACGATCGCGACAGCGAAAACGATCCCGACGGCTACTTCCTCTGGCCGACAGGCGGGACGGTTCCAAACGCGGAGACGATCGCCAGCGAGTCGGCGATGTTCGGTGCGATCCGAGCGCTGATCCCAGCGCACACGATCGAGGATTTCACAACCGACGGCGCGACCGGACAGACTGCCGCGGTGATCGACACGGGGACAGCAACGCGCGTCATCATGCCGACGAACATGTCGATCTCGCGCATCTACGCGAGGGTGCGGACTCCTGCCGGAACGATTAGCACGCTGCCAGTGCCTTCGATGATTCCCCCTCTCGTCGCAGAATAGCGCGCCGCCATGGATACTTGCGAGGTATCTTCGAGGTTGACTGATCGGCCGCTCGGGCGTTCGATCGCGCGCCGACATAGGCACAAGGAGGACCACCGCATGATGCCAAAAATCGTCTCGTGCCCTTTCCGGGCAACGGTTGACGCCTATCAGGCTGGCGTGTTCGACGCCGCAGAACTGGCCCGCGAGATGGGTCACGCCGACGCGAAGGGGCGGATGATGATCTACCGCCGCCTGGTAGGACCGAGCCCGGCTATCCCGCCCGAGGAATCGTGGCGCATGTATGAGGCCGCACGCCGAATCGAACAGAGGAAGCGCGATGCCACACGGACGAAGACGTCGCGTTCGCCGCGGCGATCTGCGATCGAGGGACGAGCATGATCGACCTGAACTGCATCAACTCACCATTCGCACTGCCGCCGCGCGATCGCCTCGAAGGAGACGAGATCGACGCGGCCGTCATGCTCCACCACGAGCGTCGCATCCTGACAACTGAAGAAGCTGTCGAGGCGATCATTCGCGACAGCGTTCTCGACGACATCGATGCGGTTCTCGACGACCTTCACATCGTGCTTCAATCGACGCTGAAACATCACATCAGCGAAAGCACGGAAGACGAGGTCGCCGCCCTCGATTTGCGCCTGAGTGAATGCGATCGTAAGCGTCTCATCTCAGCTCTCATTGCTCGGATCGCCATCGACTACCACGTCGAGGCGACGGTCGAATGAGTGGCACAGGTCGCCGCCGCGAGTTCGTTCCGGTTCCGGCCGGCGTCTCGCGGCGCATGTCGTTCATCTCTGTCGGCGCTGCGTCACGCATCGCAGGCAGGACAGTTCCAGAACTTGAGGCGATCGTTGCGAAGGGCAACGGTCCAGACGTCTATCGTGGACCGCGAGACGAGATGATGTTTCGCGAGGCCGACGTGCGCGAGTGGGTTCGCCTGAGGAGGATTCGCCGCGTCATCGATCGCAGCGCGAGGCGCAAGAGCATTACTGCCGCCGTCGCGCACGCGGAAGCTATTGGATTCACGTCGAAGACGACCGGCGTTTACTGGTCGCGAAAGAGGCTGTGCTGGGACGTCCGCATTCGATGGGGAGGCGCGCCTCGATTCGTCGGATCATTCGTGGACGAGACCGAAGCGTCCGCGTGCGCGCTCTCTGCGCTGGCAGCACGGAAGGCCGGCGTGACGTTCGCAGATTTCGCGGCCGGCGACTATGACGAGTCCGTCATCTCGACACGGGCGGCAGGGCACTTTCCGATGATCGACGACGCGCCGGTGGTGATTCCTCGGGGCGACAGCGCGCGCCCGAATCGAGGCGACGTCTCGCGGATCGTCTCCGAGTATTTTGGCCGCGCCACCGAAGAGGGCTCCGATGACGATGCTTGAAATCGCTCCACAAACGACATCGCCCCCGGAGGTGATCCGAGGGCGATGCGGTGACCAGGGCACTACTCCTGAGCACAGGACAGACGACATGCGAGACTCTGACGAGACTCGAGCGCCGATTCGTGACAGTGAGCCGCGCTCGGCTGGCTCGGTGTCAAGAGGCGAAATGAGAAACTGGTTCCGGATGCCGCGCCTTGATCTCCGCGCGATGACGCCGACTGAGGTCATGGTGTTCCACGCGCTTGCTGCGAGAGCCGACGCTGGCGGGGTGTGCTGGCCGTCCCAATCGACGATCGCCGACGACTGCCGGGTGAGCGATCGGACGGTGCGAAGCGCGCTAGTCAGCCTTGAGGCCAAGGGTCTGATCGAGCGATCGAAGCAGCGGTCCGGCGATCACAAAACGATCGCCCCCGATCGCATCGCGCTGTCCGGCTTTTCGATCGTCATGCGGAAAGATTCTTCCGCAAGGTGTAACGATTTCGAGGAAACCCAGCTCGCACGGCCCCGGAAGGATTCTTCCGCAAGCTCTGACCATGCGGAAAAATCGCGTCATGTCATGCGGAAAGATTCTTCCGCAAGGTGTAACGATTTCGAGGAAACCCAGCTCGCACGGCCCCGGAAGGATTCTTCCGCAAGCTCTGACCATGCGGAAAAATCGCGTCATGTCATGCGGAAAGATTCTTCCACCAAACTAGACTTAAGAGAACTAGAATTACCCCCCCCTATAGTCCCCCCCCCACCCCTCCCACTCCGCCCACAGATCGAACCAACCGACACGAGCGTCGTTGCATGGTGCATGGATTCGGATTCTCCAGATCATTCGACCCACGCAGACGATCAGGCGAGCAACGAAGAGCCACACGACGACGCGGAGGGCACTTTGCCTGCCCGTGGCGCCACGATCGCCGCGCGAGTCGTGTCGGTAGTCGATTTGGCGCCAGATCGTCGATCTGAGGCAATCTGTGGCGATCTAGCGTCGCTCGGAGGTTGCCCACTGCCAGAGGACAAGCCGGCGACGCGAATCGCGAAGACCTCCCTCGCCCGTCGAGCGCAGGCTGCGTGGAACGCTTTAGCGACGGCTGCGAACAGAGCTACCCCAGGCAGGGGGAGAACCTGGCGGATCGCTACGGAACCCGCGAAGCGCGTCGTCGAGCATTTGCACGAGGCGATGATGGCCTCGCCGCCGGCGTTCCGGTGCCTTCCTGTCGAGGCATGGGTTGGAGCTTGCTTCGACCGCATGGCTCGCTCGACGCTCATCACCCGGAAGTTTAGCCGCGAATGCCGCGGGCTCGACTGGTTGCCGAAGAGGCAGGGCACTGATCGCAGCGGTGACTTCTTCGCCGCCCGCATCCTCTCCGGAGAATACGATGACGAGAACAGCGAGTTCGACGACGAGAACAGCGAGTTCGGGAACGTCGGACAGCTCGCCGCCGATCAGTGGGCGGAACTCAAACCGCGCGTCACGGATCGGCTCTGCGCTCTGGTCGCGGATGACGAGACGAGAGACGACCTCGCCGACTTCCTGTCGAACTACATCGAAGCGAGCGGATACGAGTTCCGAGGTCAGCATCGCGTCGTCGTGCTGAAACCTCGGCGCGATCAATACGGCGCCGCCCGCGCTTCCGATCTCGCCGCATCGCTTCGCGACACG